TTTGGAAATAATAGCTAAATTGTAGATGGTCCCCTGAGGTTCTTTACCTCCTTTCTCCCTTGGGGGATTCATCTGCGCTAGGATAATATTATGAAATTATGGGAAAAAGTTAATAACATTACTGGAAACGAATCAAAAGCTAAATTCTTAGTAGAGTTTATCAATGCTGGTTCTAAATTTATAGTATCTTCATTGCCTGAAAGATTCTTATGGTCTATTGCTTCTGAAACTGAAATATATGGAAGAAAATCTATTAATAGTGTAGATACTAATGTTATTGGTAATGGTTCAGAAGTAGCATACGATAAAATATTAGCGGTATATCGTTTTGACGGAACTAAAAGAAGAGTAGCAAATGAAATACCTGATAAAAATATACACGCTACAGATGAATCTGATAGTTTATCTTTTCCTACAAAAATGTTTCCAGCATATTATAAATTAAGTGGTAAAATATATATTAAACCAGACCCTGATTTTAATGACACAAGCTCTAATTTAGAATATACTAAAGTGGGGGAAAGCTCAACGACTACCATTGCACAAAATAATGGAGATAAAGGAGTAATTGTTTATTCAGCGCCCCCAATAATTGACGAAAATACAGAAAACTGGGTATTAACCGAGTTTGAAAATGTATCATTATTGTATGCAGCTTCATTAGATATGTTAAGATTAGCTAATATTAAAGATGCTGAAAAAATATTTGAAGGTGGTTATACAAGTACTGATACTAACACTAAAACAAGTTTAAGTGCTATACACTGGTTAGAAGATGAAGACGCAGAAATGGCTATGGCTACAATACAAGCAGCTGATGGTAATATGAGATTAGCAAATGATAGAATACAAAAAGCTATTAACTTTTATCAACGTGCTATTTCTGAATTACAATCTATTACTGGAGCTATAGTAGCACCAGAAGAACAACAAAGAAGTCAAAGAAGACCTCAAGGAAGAACATCATGAAAGTTTTAGAAATTATGGAAAGAGCAAATACGCGTGATACTAATTTAGTAATTGCGTATATTAAGGATGCAATATTAGAGATACAATCAAACGCTGAAATAAATACTAAAGTAGATAAAATTAATATTGTTAAAAACACTAGAGATTATGATTTACCTAAAGGATTAATAGCAATAAAAACTATTAGTGTGAAAGATACTGAAGATGATAACAAGTATAAAAGAATTAGAAGATTAGCAGAAGAACCATTAATTACTGAGGACACAAACCCATGAGTTATGATACACATAGAAATTTTGCCTACATACAATCAGGTAAATATTTAAAATTATATAGGGTTAGAAGAAATGCTAGTCGTATTATAGATTCACAGGGTAGAGTAAGAGGAGACGATTTAGAACCTTTAGTATATCCAGATGAAAATATTACTGAAGGGTTACGTATTGAATATACTGCAATTGAAAAACCTTTTGTTAATGAAGACCCTGAAACTACAGCAAATGCTAGTTTAAATGATAATAATTCACCAGATGAAAGTACTCATGTGAATTTAAATAGAACATTAAGTTTAGCGGTAGTGTGTTATGTAAAAGCACAATTAGCAGAAAGAGCTGGAAATATAGATTTAAAAGAATATTATATGCGAGAGTTTTATAAAAAAGTAGCAGATAATGAAAGTAATAAAAATAAAGTATTCATGGCTAAACCTATGAGTGCTTATGCAGTTAAATAATAGGAGAAAACAATGGCGAACCCAAAAGGCATAAATGATTATCAGGTTCAAGAAAGTGTTGCACCATATATAAATGCAGTTGTAGCAACAACTAATGACCAAGATACATGTAGAGCAATATACGTAAAAGTTGCTGGTAATTACGATTTAACAGTAAACGGCGTAGCTGTAACATTTACAGGGTTGTTGGCTGGACATATATATCCAATCGCAGCTAGTAAATCAAGTTCAAATAATGTAATATTTTTATATTAGGAGTAAAAAATGATTTCACAAAATCAATACGCAGATATAGAATTGCAACAAAATGCAGATTTTCAAATGACTATTACATTAGATAGTTCACATACTATGACTGAAAATCATAAGTATGCAGCTGTAATTGTAAAAGATTATAAGCATAGTTCATTTACTGGACCAGGAAAAAGTTCAGGTACTAATGGTACAGCGGCTTCTAATGATGTTTGGGAATCAGGAAGTCAAAACGAAGTACACTTTGATGTAGTTGCTGATAGAGGTGACAAAACAGTAGTTCTTACATTACCAGCTGAAGCTATACAATATTTTGATGACGACTTTGAAGGGCATTGGGATTTAGTAGAAAAAGATGACCCTGATGGTGGTGCTGATGCTTGGGTAAGGCACATACAAGGAGATGTATATATTTCTAAAGCTGCAACTAAATTAACACATACATTTACGGCATCGGTGGCATAATGGCTATTAGTGTAAAAGTAAATAGTAATAGTGCAATAAAAACTTCTTTGCAAAACAATAATGTATCAAAAACTGTTGGGGTACAAAATGCTAGTAAAGTTCAAGATAGTTTTAGTATTGATGCTAGTGAAATACCTGTAAGTTTAGATAATAGTACTGCAACTAATGTAAGAGATGCTTTAAATGGAGCAGCTACAATAAGTGCTACGCAAACATATACAAATAAAACAATTGATGCTGATAATAATACTATTAGCAATTTAGAAGTAGATAATATAAAAGGAGCAACATTGGTTGTTGAAAGTGAAGGAATTTCTTCAAATGATAATGATTCAACATTACCAACTTCAGCAGCTGTAAAAGATTTTGTAGAAGGGAGTGCAAGAATAGACGGAGGCGGATTTTAACGTCAATAGGAGAAAACAATGGCAAATGTAATACAAATCAAACGTAATTCGCATTCAAGTACTTCGGCACCAGGTACTTCGGACATTACGTATGGTGAATTAGGATATAACAATAATAATGGTGCTGGTGGTAAACTTTACGTAGGTGGTAAAGCTTCAGATGGTTCTGCTCAAATAGAAGACATACAAGCAAATATTATTGCTGCTATGCCAAAAGCTGATGATGATGGTACTACATTTGGAGTAGCTACATTTGATAACGCTGATTTTAATGCAACAAATGGTGTAGTTACTTTAGCCACAACATCTACAGCTGCGGAATTAAATATACTAGATGGTGCTACATTAGATACTACTGAATTAAATAAATTAGATGGAGTTACTGCAACGACACAACAAATAAATCAAATTGCAGTTGCTGCTGGTACAGCGGCGGCTTCAAAAGCTCTTGTAGTAGATGCAAATAAAGACATAACTGGAATTAGAAACTTAACTACAACTAATAATGTAGTTATTGGTGGTACTTTAACAGTAACTGGTGGAACTGTATCTGCAAATTCAACAGTAGTTGAAGTAGGAGATGTAGCTATAGCATTAGCTAAAGACAATTCTGGTGATGCTTCAGATATAGGATTTTATGGTAAATACGTATCATCTGGAACAAAATATGCTGGATTATTTAGAGATGCAACAGATGGTGTTTGGAAATTTTACGATAGTGTAACAGTAGCACCACACGAAGGAACTGGAGTAGTAAGTGTTGGTTCTAATGGTTATTCATTATCAGATTTAAGCGTAAATCTTGTATCTTCCAATATTGATTGCGGCACATTCTAAGGAGTTAGATGTCAAATACGATTAAAATAAAAAGAGGTACTAACCTCTCAAATGCTGGTACACCAGCTGCGGGTGAGTTAATATATAAAAGCGATACTAATGAACTATATGTTGGTAATGGCTCTACTGCAGCTACTGGTTTAACACCTATTGGTGGTAGTGCTACATCTGGTTCTAACAATCAAGTACTTACTGATGATGGTTCTGGTGGTATAAATTCTGAATCTGGTCTTACTTTTGACGGAACTAAATTAAATGTATCAGGTATTGGAGATTTTGAAGGTTCTTCTAGTTCAGGAGTAAATTTATACTTAGGGCAAACAACAAGTGGTACTGCGTTTATGTATGAGTTTAGCACACACGATGAAGCTGGTGGTATTATTAATGCTGGAGACCATTTACAAATTAAAGGATATCGTTGGGCACAAGATATATCTTTTGCTAGAAGTGGAGAAGGTGGTTCTGTTCCAACTGCGAGATTTCACAATAATGGTAGTAATGGTTATTTAGAGTTATATAAAGTTTTAAATCCAACTACAGATGCAACATATCAAGCTAATGTAAAATTAAATGTAAATGGAGATAGCTTTTTTAGAGGTGGTTCAGTCACTATTGGAGATGTTAGTCCACTAACTACTGGAGGTACACCAAGATTAAGTTTAAGAGGTGCAGGATTAAATATTGGTGCTAGTGCTAGCGATATGTCTTATATCAGAAGAATAGATACTGGTGATTATCAATGGCAGACTTGGAATGGTAGTAATGATGGACAAATTCATTTACAACCATATGGTGGAAACGTTGGAGTGGGAGCAACAAATCCTTTAAGAAAACTTCACGTTGTAGGCAGTATGGCAGTAAATGAAGGTACTGACCAATATTATGGTATTCTCATGGGTGGTGGAGAAAACAACGACCCTAAAATTACAATAGGAGATTGGCACAATTCAAGTGGTAGTATAATGTGGGATTCTTCTGCAAATGTTTTACAAATAGATTCGCAACACTCTACGGCAAACAGTGACATTGTATTTACGGGTAATGATTTTGCTACTGAATATATGCGAATCAAAGGAACTGGAAAAGTTGGAATAGGTAGTGCGGCACCTGCAGCTATACTTCACGTTGAAAATTCAGACGGAAGTAATTTAGCAAGATTTAAAGATTCAGATAGTTCTTATGCAGGTATTATTATAGCAGGAGATACAAATGGTGGTCACGTAGGTAATAGTGGTGGCTATGCAGGAGAAGGGATTTATTTCCAAGATAGTATAGAAGTAATGAGATTTTATGCAGCGGGTAGTGAACAAATGCGACTTACTGGCACAGGGCGATTAGGTATAGGAACTACTTCACCTGGACAAAAGCTACACATTTACGATGATAGCAGTTCTGCTCAGATACATTTACAAACTACCGCAGATGCAAACGCACAAGTAAGACATCAAAATGATAATATTAGTGTTTATACTGGTGTAAGTAGTGCAGACCAATATGTATGGTATCATAGTTCTCTTAGTGCGAATGCAGGATTTATACCTACTTCAGGTATGTTATATTGGAATAAATCTATTTTATTAAATGTAAATAATACTGCATTTTCAGGTAGAGAAACTGGTGGTACTTCAAGAAGTATGTTAAAAATGAACTCTGCTAATCAAATTGAGGTTGGTAATTCAAATAATGTATTAAAAGTACCTGCAAGTAGTTCGATTTTTTCAGGAACATCATCTTTTAACAGCACATTGAATGCTAATAGCAATATTTATTTAGCAGATAATATGACTTTATATGTTGGTACTGATACAACTAATGGATTAAGAATATTTCATTTAGATTCTAATAATAACAATTATATTAGAAGCAATGGTGGTGCTTTAAGTATATATACTCAAACAGCTCAACCGTTGTATTTCAATACAAACAATACTAATAGATTAACAATATCATCAGGAGGAGATGCAACTTTTACTGGTGCAGTAAAATTACAAAGTGAGTTAGACTTTACTGGTAATGGTAATAAAATTATTGATGTAGAAACTTTAGAAGGAAGTAATAGTTTTAGAATTAGACATCATAATCCTGTTGGTAATGTGTTTCACGACGGATTGAAACTTGAAGGAAATGGTGGTGCATCTCTTTATTACAATAATGGATTACGATTTAAAACTACCAGTGGAGGTGGAACATTATATAATGATTGGAATGTTACTGGAGCTTTAAGTTTTGGTAGTATTTCTGGTGCAATAAGCACATCAGGAAATATTAATACAAATGGTGTTTATCAAATGGATGGAACCACCATTATAGACTCTTCAAAAATTCCAATAAACATTCCTGACCCACACGGAACTAATAGAGCAGGTAGTGTATTAGTTACAGACTATGCAGGTGTTACAAGCCCTACAACATCAGGTTGGTACACAATAGCAAGTGCAGCAGCTGCAAACGCAAGAGGTGGTGGTATTATAGGTCTTAGTTTTACTGGCGGTTATTTTACTCCTGCTACTTTTACTTGTGATTTTCAGGTTGATTGGAGCGGTAATTTACTTAGATGTAACGTAAATAATCAAACAAATAATATTACAAAAGTAAGAATTATAGAAACTGGAAGCACAACAGAATTACAAGCATATTTTGTTATTAGTTCAAGTCAGGGCGAAAATACCCAAAGTATGCGTGTATCATTTACACGAGATAAATATAATCCTAATTGGAGTATTGAAAATCCATTAACACAAGAATCAAGTCCAAGTGTAACGGGCGAAGAAATAAATGGCACTAGCATGACTGGAAGAGGTATGAAATTTTATAGTGCTTCTACAGATGTATTTGAAATAAACAATTCACATTTTGTATTTAATGAATTAAGTAAAGATGTAAACTTCAGAGTTGAATCAAATGGCGATGCTAACATGTTATTTGTAGATGGTGGTAATAATCGTGTAGGAATTGGTACAGGTAGTCCTGATAGTGAATTGCACGTTTCTAACAATGTTGGTAATCTTAAAGTAGAAAGCACTGGTTCAAATAATCCGTCTTATATACATATTAAAAATACAACTAACCAGTATGATATATTTAATAATCTTGGAAACTTGCAAATAGATGTTAATGGTGTAGCAACAAGATTTAAAATTCATAGTGATGGTTTAGTAAGAAGTAATAGCAATCATGTTTTTGGTATAGAAAACACTAATTCAAAAGCATATATAAGAGCAAACAATGGTTATTCTTCAGCTTCAACACCTGACTATACTTGGTGGTACAATGACACTTGCGGTATATTTCACCCTGCTGCAAATACGATAGGATTTAGCACAGGAAGTAATGAAAGATTTAGATTATCAGATGATGGAGATTTTAAATTTACAGGAACTGGTAGTAATTTTGAAAGTGTGTTGTCTGGTGGTGTTACTTATTTATTATTATCTGGAACAGCTACGCAAAGAATAGAATTTAGAAATACAAGTAATAATGCTAATGGTTGGATAGGAATACCAAGTTGGAATACAGATGCTTGGCACGAATATATGCCAACTTCAAGTGGTAATGAATTAGCATACATTTATGAGTCATCAAGACACAATTATTATAGAGGATTTACTGTTAATAATGGAGGAGATGATTACGACTTTATTGTTAAGGGAAATAGTGATGATAATTTAATTAAAACAGATGCTGGTAATGATAGAGTAGGTATAGGAGAAACATCACCTGATACGAAACTACACATTAAACAATCTGGAAGTGGTAGTTATACTACATTAAAACTTGAAGATAGTGATAGATTAATGTACTTAGGTAGAGATGCTATTACAGTTAGAGATTTATCAGATAATGCTGCACAATTATATATTAATAGCAATACAACTTTTAGTGGTAGTATAGTAACTGGTGCTAATATAACTATTGGTGGATTATTAAGTGTGACAAGTTCAATTACTACTGGTTATGGTGTAGCATTTAATAATGGTAATACTAACTTTCTTCAATACAATAATAGTGGAGAAAATGTATTGTATTTAAGAGATACTACCAACAGTCAAATGTTATTGACTTATGGTACTAGTAGAACTACTATACATAAAAATACAAGACATGGCGACCAAGTAGAATTTGAGGACACGAATGCTGTAATTAATAGAGTTAGTGGCGATTTAGAGATTAGAACTTATGGTGGTTATGATATTAATTTAATGCCAGCAAATTATGTGGGAATTGGTACTACTTCGGGAGCAGCAAAACTTCATGTACAAGAAGCTAGTACTGGACATGGTTCAGGTGGTATTATAACTGAAACTGCAGGTGCAGATGGTAATGCAGGTATAAGATTTAGAACGAATGGTAGTGATAGATGGGCAATTACTACTATTGGAACTAATGCAGCAACATTAAGAATTAGAGATATTAACAATAGTGCTGATAGAATTAACATTACTTCTGCTGGTGCTTTGCATGTAACAAATGACGTTGTAGCTTTTTCTACTACACCATCAGATAAAAAATTAAAAACAAATGTTAAAGATATTAACTATGGTTTAGATACTGTTATGAAACTAAAACCAAAACAATACGACTGGAAAAAAGACGATAGACACGATATAGGATTTATTGCACAAGAAGTAGAAGAGGTAATACCAGAAGTTGTAAAAGATACTGAATGGTTTGATAACAAAATTAAAACAATGGATTACGAAAAATTAACTGCCGTATTAATAAAAGCAGTTCAAGAACAACAACAACAAATAAACGAACTTAAGGAGAAGTTAAATGGCTAAAGTAATAAGTGCAGCAGATGCTGTAGAATCAACAAAAATGGTATCAATCAAACATACTAGAACTATGAAAAATCCAAATGGTAACGATGTTACTGTTTTAGATTGGGAAGAAACTAAAGATGTTGATAGTGCTATAGCAGATGCAGAAGCTACAAAAGTTAGATTAGAAGCTGAGTTAGTAGATGTAGAAGCTGAGTTAGTAGAATATAACGCAATTAAAGACGCTGAGTAATGATTGGTTATCTTATTAGATTAATTAATCGCATTAAAGGTAAATAATGGCAGTAAGCAATACTAACGTAGGTTTAAACGGAAGTATAGGCAGTGAATGTAAGGTAGTGCAAAATAGCAATATAAGTATATCTGCTATGGCTACATCAGATGTTACTGTTGGTGGTATTACACATACGTATGCTGGACAAAATAGTGGACCTATTGGAGCTTTTGAAAAGATAGGTGGTAGTAATAATCCATTAGCTAGTTCAGCAAATACCAGTGTAACAGCATCACATAGGTCTGCAATAATAAATACTCCACATCATTTTAGTCACGCTATTGGTGGTTATCATGAAACATCTGGTGGTGGATTTGGTGGTGGACAATAACTGTTTTAATTCATAAATTAAAGCACTATTAATAGTAACAAGGAGAAATAAAAATGGCTAAAGAAAAAGTAGAGCAACAACAAGAAATGAATTTAGAGGATACTCTAAAATCCATTGAAGCTCAAATAGCTGAATTACGTGGTATGTATAACTATATTGCTGGTTTAAAAGACCAGGGATTCAAAGTAATACCACCTCTTCCTAAAGAAGAAAAGTAGAAAGGGAGGGGGCTTAGTCCCCCTTACTTTAATTATTAAATAATAGGGGAATACAATGGAAGTCGGTAAAGACACTAAATTTACATTATCTATAGAAACTGCAATCAGTATAGTTGTAACTATTGGTATGATTATAGGTATGTGGTTTACGCTTCAAGCAGATATTGAAGAAGCTAAACTATTACCAGAACCAGAAGTATCACGTATGGAGTATGATTTGAAAGACCAAATGATTCGTGATTCTATATTAAATACTGAAGGCAAAGTAGATAAACTTGAAGAAAAGGTAGATGATATTAAAGAAGATACTAAAATGATTCAAGAAACCCTGATAAATATGAATAATAACTAATGAGGTTTACTAATGAACAACAAATTTATATCATACTTGGTATTAACGCTTTGCTTATCACTATCTTGGTTGCGCTCACAATCAGTCAACTTAGATAGCTTTCAAGAAATACAAGCACTTAATATACAAAAATGTGCAGTAGTGCAAGTTAATGCATCTTGGAATTTTAAAAATAGAGTTAATATAGAAAAACTCGCAGATTTATGTTATGTAGGTGAAATAGATTTAACCAATAAACAAATTGGTGCGGTAATACAAAAAGAATGGAATATTAAAGTTGTTCCTACTATTATTATTTTTAAAGAAGGAAAAGAAATTGAAAGATATGAACCTGGTATCAGTATGAGGTTTGACGAGAAAGAGGTATTTGATAAGATTAAAAAGGAAATTCAATAGGAGATAATATGAATATTGTAGTTAGTAAATTACTTACAAGCCTCTTAAGTGAAAAGATTCTAAAAGCTGTATTATTAAAACTTGGTGATTATTTTATTGCTAAGTCTGATAATAAGTTAGACGATGAAATCTGGGCTGAAGTTAAAAAAGCATTGAAATAGGAGGGCAACATGAACTGTGAATGTGGATGTGGATGCTAGTCAATGCCAAAACAAGAATATAAAATAGTTGGTTTTCATGGTGGTATAAACGATAACTCAGACCCTAAAGATATACAAGAAATAGATTTAAGGGAAGCTGATGGTGTATCTGTAAATAAAGTAGGAAAGTTAATTAATATAGGAGCTAAGGGTTCTGCTTTACCTTCTTTAAATAGTTTAGAAGATACTGATATACAACCTGGATACGGATTGCATTACTTTAGTACAGACTATGATAGTAGTAGCAATAATAACCCAGAAGATTATTTAGCTATCTATAATAAAACAGACAATAAAGTTAAGTTTTACTATAGAGATAAAAATGGCAATAGTCCAGGGTTTTTAAGTAACGAAGTAGTATTTGGTAGTGCAATTAAACCAAATTATTATTACGCAGAAGGTATGTTGCGCATATCTGATGCTAGTCATGGAGAAGCAAGTAAATGGTTTGGTTATATAGATTCTACTTTATATTGGACAAGCACAGCAGGTAATACTAATAATGTGCATGATATTAAAAAGTTTTCTGATGGAAACCAAACATTTAGAACGTTAAACGCTTTAACAAATGGTGAAACAAAACTTTTAGATATTAGTGATGCAAACCCAACTGCAGCTCAAATAGGTACTACTGCTGGAAAAGTAACACTAGGTTATATTAAAAACGATGGAGGAGACTGGACTGGAAATTATGTGTTTGGAGCAAGTGTTATATATAAAGGAAATCAAGAAGGTCCTGTTGAAGCTATTTATAATAACTTTATAAACAAAACTGAAGAAGTTGTGGCTTTATATGAAAATAGAATGTCTTTTCAAGTTTATATATCAATGGGTACAAGTAATACTATATCACCTTCTACAAATCATATTATAGGAAATGAAAATAGAATGATTGGTATTAATTGGTATTTTAAAGAACAAGGTGATGATGAATGGACTTTTTTAAGACATACTGATTTGCGTGAAGGCGGTAAACATTATTGGAAAGTATTTGATGCTACTAACCAAGGTAATCATGGTATATGGGCTGGAGACAATGTTGAACCTGGAGGCGAAGGAACTGGAGAAGTAAGAAGAGAAGGTGTTTCTATTTGGAGTAATGAATCAACTATTGCTAGTGCAATACATTTTAGCGATAAAGTTGATGGTACTGGAACTAGTTGGATGGAAAGTGGTAGTGCTTACAATTCTAGCACACAAGGTAAATCTTATTCTCAAGTATTTTTAAGAGTAAAATTAAAAAATAATAACTCTACTAGCGGTTTTGATAATAGATATGGTTTTTTAAGAGTGTGGGGTGGAGCAGTTTCTCCTTTATATGTTAGTTCAGTAAATGATTCTTTAATACCTTTGAAAACTGGAACAGCTCCTAATCATAATACTGATAGTGTTTACTATATTCCTTTTACATTACCAGGTCCTGCAACTGATAGAGAATTTAGAGTACAGGTGTTAGATGAAAACTTTAATGTTATTGCAGATAGCGGCATTTATACAATGACTATAAGTAATAGTGGAGCCGTAGCTCCTGATGAATATGAGCAAGAGGTAGAAATTGGCTAATTACGCATTAATGAATCCAGGTAAATTTCATTTAGGAGACCCACATGATTTTGCGCCTAGACAAAATAGAATATTTGATGAAAAAAATCACATATCTAGTATTAAGTGGAAAACGTCTGTTTTATTAAATACAAGAGTTTACATAGGTAATGTAGAATTAATTCAATCTGATGGCACTACAAGAGTTTTAAGCGATAGTATGTTTAAAAGTAAAAGTAATAAATATGATTCATTTACATTAGATAGAAGAATTGATGTTGCTGTTGCTGATGGTGAAGAAATTGTGAGACTTGCTACTTTTGCAGATAGAATATTACAATACAAACAAAATACTTTACATATTATTAATGCTACAAAAACAAGAGAGTTTTTAGAATCTTCTCATAAATTTAAAGGCGTTACTCATCATAATGCAGTTGTAGAAACAGATTATGGAGTAGTTTGGTGTAATAATCAAGGTGCTTACATGTATAACGGACAACAAGTAGTAGAAATTACTATTAGACAAGGTATAAGAACGTTGTCAAAAAAAACTTGGGAAGACTTTTATGTAGATGGGAAAACAATGGTAGGATTTATTCCATCTACGAAACAAGTATTATTTGTTAAAAGTTTTGAAGCAACAAATGCCGATGACATATTAGTTTATGATATGGTATTACGTTCTTGGACAAAAGGAACTGGTAGGTTATTAGCAAAAGATAAAACTAATATTGTTAATATATGGGATAATAATTTAGTATTTGGCTATGAAAATGATACAGCTAAACTTACAGTTGTTCCATTTAAACCCGAGTTAGATAGTAACGATTCAGTTACAGGAGATGTAGGAACGTATAAAGTTCAAACAAAAGAATTAATATTTCAAACACAAGCAAGAAAAAAAATAGCAAAAGTAAGAATAACTTACAAAGGCGGTAATGGAGCTAATGTTAATATTGTTCCTAAATATGCTATTGATGGTGGAGATTTTAGCCATAGTTTTGTTAATGATAGTGGTGATACTATAACAGGAGTAACTGGAGATGGTACTTCAAGATATTTAAATGGTAGTACTAATTGGACTGAAATAGAATTAAATACCACAAGTAATGCAAATGGTGTAAGAAGTTTTGCTATAGAGTTGGCAAATGTATCAGGACAAACAATACCACACGATTTTGAAATAAATGATATAACAATAATTTTTAGACGTAAGAGTATTAAATAATGGAACAAGCAGAAAAAAAGTTTGCAAGACTAGAAGGTAGAGGAGTAGGCGGTAGCTCAAGAAGAAGAATAAGACATATAGCTCCTAATAAACCTCAAATTGTTAATACTGTACCTAGTCGTGAATCAGGTCAAAATGGTGATATAGTATATTATCAAGACCCTAGAAATTTAAACAGAGTTTTTCAATATGTTAAGTTAAATAATAGATGGCTTAATTTATCAGATGGAAGACCTATTGAAGATTCTGCTAGAACTAAAAAATTTGTAAAGGCACGTACAGAATAAATTGTTGGATATTAAACAGATAATAATTAAATTAACTATAAAAGTTTAGAGGAACTTCTATGTATCAAAGTAAAAAACCTATAAAATCATCTAGAGAAAGAGCAACCGAAGCTTCTAATAAGTCGTTTGATTTACAACAAGAAACTAAGCTTTTAGATTTTGATACTAAAATGGACACATTAGACAAAACTAATAGACAAAAAAGATTTGATGCTTTTGCTAAAGGTAGTTTAAAATTGTTTAATGTTGTAGACGAGTTTGACAAATTAGACGCAGAAAAAAGAGATGCTATGATTGGTAAAGATTTATACAACCAATTAAATAAAGATAATGAAGATGCAAAATTAACTGAAGTAACTATTGATATTGCAAATAGAAAACAATATGGAAAAAGTTTAATGGACATAGGAAAAACTATTAATGTCAATAAACAAGGTGTAGAATTTAGTGATGCAGATTTTAGAACTATGAAAGACTATTTATCTTCATCAAATAAATTTAAAGGCGTTTATCAAAGTATGATGGATAATTTAGCTATTAAAGATAAAGATGGTAAAGTAATAGGTTATAACGATGGTTACGATTTAAATTTTAAACCAGAATTTGATTTTACAGTAGACGGAACACCAAAACCAACAAATATTTTAGACATGTTTAACTTTGGAATATTTAGAAAAAAGGAAAATAAATAATGTTATTTAAGAAATTAGCATATGGCTTAGGAATATTAGAAGATGTAACAGGAGCAGCTACAGATAGTAGTATATCAAGTGGAACAATATCAAACAATAACGCAGCTATAAAAACTAATCGTGAAGCAATAGGACAAGAAGAAGATGCTTTACAATTTAGTATAGAAGCCGCTGAAGAAGATGAACAATTTGCTATAGATAGTTTAAGCGAACCTGTTAGAAGAAGTTTAGATAAAATTGATAAAAGCAGAGATAGTAATCCTAGTGGTTTTATGTTTGATGGTGAGCAAGAAGAAATGTTAGATGAATTAGAAGCGCAAACACAACAAGACTATGGAAATAAACTTCAAGCTTTAACTATGAAAACAGAAAAATTTATACAAAATAAAAGATTAGCTTCTTTAAATAGAATTAGTGCTCTTGAAGCTGATATAGAAAAAAGAAAAAGACAAAATCAAAGTTTAAAGAAAAGTGGAGGATTTTTATCAAATCTTGCAAATAGGATGGTGAGTTAAAGATGGCAATATTAGACATAATACAATCAATACAAGACGCTGACGCTAGAGAAAGAAGAGCTGAAGAAGCACAAGCATTAAACCTATTAGAAGCTGCTGGTGCAGATGTAAGAGGAAGAGAAGCTGCTTTAAGAGAAATGGAAAGTTTAGCAATAGAAAAACAAAGAGCAAACGCACTTGATAAGCAAGTAGACATACAAAAAAGCAATCAAGAGTTTTTAGAAAGAGATAAGTTGCAACAAAATTTGCTTACAGCGTTAAAAAGTCAAAGAGATGAATATCTTACAGATATAAAAGACGAAATTGCTGATGTTATGGTTTCAGTAGAACCTTTGTTTCAAGTTGCATTAAAAACTGACCCACCTGAAGGAACTTCATTTCCAACTCAACAACAAGATTTAACAGAACAAACATTTAATAATCAAAATTATAGAGCAGACACTATTGCCCATTTAAAAAGCAAAGGATTTACTGATGGTCAAGCTAAAGAATTTTATGCAACTTTTTCACAATATATATTAAATCCTACTGCTACAAATATTGTTTCTGGTTATTTTGATGATATTATAGATAGTGGTTTTTTAGATAAATATGAAGGAGCTTTTGCTAACATAGGATTATATGGACCTGATTTAGAAAGAGATGAACAAGGTAATGTAATTTTAAATAGTTTGAACAATAGAAAAGCAATTCAATCTGCTAATCATAATATTGGTCGTTTAGTACAAGGTACTGAAATAATTAAAAAAATTGATGACAATGAAAGAAAAATATTAAGTGCACGTAAATCTGAACAAATGGTAATTGATACATTTGAACCTTTACCAGAATTTCAATTTGATGTTGTGAAAGCTTTTGATATAGAAGCAAATAGATTATACGATAACGAACAAAAAGATAATAAAGAAATAAATAATGCTTTAACTAATTTAAGTTCATTGGTTGAAAAAGTACAACAAGACGACGGTACGCTTACTTTAGCAAATGTTGACGGCTATGATTATATGGATAGATTAACATTAGAAAGCAATATCTCAAGTGTATTTAGCGATGCAGAATTAGCCGCAATATTTAATAAAAAAGAAAGTAAATATGGGTCTATGTATAATAAAATATTTACAAATGTTGGTAATGAAGGTCAAAATATAATAACTGAAGATATTTTTAAATTAGACACAAAAGAATTAATGGAAGCTTTAAAGAAAGTTCAAGCTTTAGAAGAAAATGCTAATTTAGAAGCTGGTATATTAGAAAGAATAGCAGTAGATAATATCAACAAATATCAACAAATGAGTCCAAATGCTAATTTAAATAGTGAATCTGTAAAGTTGTATAAAATTGCACATAAAGATTCAGCAGACCCAGCAATAAATAAATATGCATTTTTAAAAGACTTAATAAATCAACATTTAACAAAATAAAATATGGCACAAACGTTACTTGAAAAGTTACGAGCTGAACGAAATCAAAATCAAGCTCAAACAAATGAATTAACTATGCTTGATTCATTAGGTACAAGCTTATCACAATCATTATCTAGCGCTACAACAGATGAAGGAAAATTTGTATCACCAATTAAAAGCACAGGAATAGGTCAAACATTAGAAAATTTTGCAGGAGGTGCAATTGAAAGTGCAAGTTTTGGTTTTGCAGATGGAAGTCGTTTAGGTATAGATGCAAATAGAAATAGTAATGCATACGCTTTAGGTAATTTAGCTGGGTTTTTTACTCCCTATGTTGGTGTAGGTAAACTTGGTTTAATGGGTATTAAAGGGCTAGGTAAAGCAGCTAAAGGAACAGCTTTAGGTAAAACTAAAATTTTAAAACAAATTAATGCGACTGATAATATAAAAGATATTGCAACAGGAGCACTAACTAGAGGTGGAGTCACTATTATGAAAGGTAGTGAAAAGATTAGTGCTGAAAAATTTATAAATGAAGTAGCCGCTTCAGATGATTTATTTAAAGCAGTTAACAATTTTGACGATACCAGAAGAGCTGGATTTTACGGCAAACGTTTTGGACCAGAAGAAGTACAAAAAAAATTCAATGATGGTATTGGAAATTACTTAGAAAAAGTTGGTAAAGATTTAGGATATACTTTTGGTAGAGCAACAAAAGATAAAAGTGGAAGAATAGTTAATAGCGTTGTTGAAGAAATTAATAAAAAAGCAAGTAAATATTGGAGTGAAGGTTTTAAACCAATAAACACATTACCTGATTTATTAACAGAATTTAATCCATTAAGAAAATTAGGTATGAAAGAATATAGTAAAGCTGATATTTGGTTTGGTCATGCAGCAGAAGACGTTTTATATTACACTATGGTAGAAGGAGCTTGGATGGCTTCTAGAAATATAAGAGGTGAAGAAAATCCTTATACTGGTAAACAAATGTTAGCTGAAGCATTATTGTTTGGTCCAGCAGCTGCTAGTGTTAGATTTATACCAGGAGGTTTAGCAAAAGGTCCATTAAGCATTATGAATAAAGAAGCTAGAGATACTATAGCTAGTTTAATGAAAAATAATGGAAATTATTATAAAGGCACAAATGTTAAAGGAACAACAAAAGTTGCTCAAAAATCTCGTGAAGATGTTACTTCAGCTTATATGTTATATGCAAGAATGCACCAACCTGCAGTATTACACGCTATGGAACAAGCAGGAAAATTATTGCCTAAAGAAATGGATACATTGTTAAAAGGTAAAAAAAATCCACATGATTTAAAACAACTAGTAATACGTGGAGCTCAAGAAGGTGCAACAGAAATAGATATTAAAAGAGCTGAAGCAGCAGCTGAGTATATGAAATTATCTCTTAATGGTGTAGCTAAGTCTGTAAACATTAACGCAGCTCGTATGGATTATGGTAAATTAATTCTTCAAGATTTTGCACAAACTAAATTCAGACAAGGTGCTGGAGCATTTATTTTAGGAATGGCTGGTGCATCTCCTTACTTTTTTGGACAATCTATAGATGAAGATAATTGGAAAATGACAGCTGTGTTAGGATATTTCTTATTTAAACGTGGTCACAAAATGACATATAAAGGTAGACCTTTAAGAGATGGAACATCTGAATGGACAACCACTACAACTCCTTGGGAAGAAAAAATTGGAGATAGATTTCAACATATAAAAGAACAAGTACAATTAGGTGATGCTATAGGAGTACACATAGACCATCCAATATATAATCATATTAGAAGACAATTAATTAGCAACAACGCTACAGCAGGTATAGAAGGTATGAGAATGGCTGGTATTGACGAAAACTCTCCAACTGCAAACACTATCAGGGGTATGATTCAAAATGATTATTTAAAAGACGTTGGTGGTAAAGAAAAGAAAATAAAAAAAGATGAACGTGATAAAGTTAATGCTATAGAAGATGTAGATAATTTAAGAAGTTTATATCAAGATTTTATTATGTTGTATGATAATGTTAATTTTACTACTAAAAAAACCACCTTTAAAACATTTGATGAATTAACTGCTGACCAAGTACAATTATTTAGTGATACTATGAAAGGATTAGATGTTAGACCTGATAATCCAAGAGATTTAATTGTAACCTATGCTAAACCAGTAATAGAAAATTTTAAAGGCACCATAGAAGAAATGGAAAATCAAATATTAGATATATATAATAAATTGCCTGATGCTTATAAACCTGTAAAAACTAGAAGTAAAGAATATGGAAATGACCAATTTGTTTTAAAAAGAATTGGAAAAGGTGCTGAATTAGATTTAGATGATTTTGAAGGAGAAGCTTTATTTACAGAACTAACACGTGCCGTAGATTATGTTATAAAATATGGAACTGGAAAAATTAAAGCATCGGGTGCAAATAAAGTGTCAATTAAAAATAGTGATTTAACTGATAAAGGAGAATTCTTATCAAGCATTAAAAGTTTATTAGATGGTGGAGCTGAATTGTTTTCATCTAACAATAATCTTCCAAAAGGAAAACTATCTTTTAATAATGAATTTATGTATCACATAGGAGATATGATGCAATCTTTAGACAATTCTGAAAGACTTGTAAAGTTTGTAGACAATGTATTAAACGATGATAAGTTTGGAAGTCAACATTCTAAAATTCGTACAAAAATAGAAGAAATATTTGCTGAAGATGGTATATATAAATACTTAGAAAGCCATGTAGACATTTCTAAGCTTAGTAAACAAAATCAAAACTTTGTTAAAAGTCTATTACCTTTATTAAGAAAACAAGGCGCAGATGATTTAGTTAAACAAACAAAAAGAAAAAAATTAACTAATGCTCAAGTAAACGAATTAAGAGAATTATTTGTAGAACAAGATTTTGGTATTTTTTCTAGAATGAAAGATAGACCTAATATTCCATTTTTAACATTTATAGGAGATTTAGAATGGAAAAATCAATGGATAAAATATCAAAGATATAATGTAGATGGAAATTTACAATCTTACACTAATGTAGATAGAGCAATATTAGAAACATTTGAAGAGTTTAGTTTAATTAAAGGAAGAAGTTCTAATACTATTCACATGGATATAAGAATTTTAGCAGACTTAGATATTAGTCAACATCAAAAAGGAGTGAATTTTTTAAAATTTTTAGAAGATTATGAATCTGGTGAATCAAAAAAATTTTTAACAAGTTTTATAAACACAATTAAATCTGATAATAATTTAAGTGCATCACAAGCTGATAAAGCAGCTAAACAATTAATAATGGAAGTTCAAGAAATTATTAAACCTTATATACTTAAAACAGAAAATGGTATAACGACAGGACATTTAACAGAAGTAACAGATAGTTCACTGTATTTTAAAGATATAAATACATTAAATAGTTTAAAAAAATCTATAGAAAAAATTAAAACTATAAAATATAACGACAACATGAATATGTTTGCTCAATCACTAAAAAAACAAGTAAAAGATTTAGAAGCAGATAATATTGATACTATAGGTAAAATATTAAAATACATAGAAAATAGTGATGATAAATTTAGAAAATTTTATAACCATTTAAATACAGCTGGATTTTTAAGTAACGAAAGAAAGTTGCGTAGTTGGAAAGAAATGCAAAAAATTGATGATTCAATTTCTTCAGAAAAAATATATCAAGATAAAATGAAACAATTATTTGCGGAACAAGAAAGAAATATTATAGATGATATGATGGCTCCAAAAGATAAAGAAGAAATGTTGTTAGACTTTGATTTAAATCATAGTAGAGAATTAAGTGAATCTCCAAACACTATTTCTAAATTATTAATTGAGTATGGAGAAGATAGTATTATTATAGGTAAACATTTTAAGAAAGCAAAAGATGCTGTAAATATAAAAGAGTACTTAGATGCTAAATATTCAGTTATGAAAGATGATGGTAGATTTGTAGATAATAACGGAAATAGAACACATACTAAAGTATTTTTACAAAGATTGCGTGAAAATATTATAGAAACAAATCCTCTTGTAGATGTTGAAAAATTAAATCAAGAGTTAATTGCTATAGGTGCAAACTTAGAAAATAGAGTTGTATTAAAAACTGTAACATACGATGGTAGTAGAGGATTTAGCAATTATGAAGATTTTCAATATCAAGAAAATTTATTATTAAAAAGTTTAAGAGGTATATTTGAAGATGGTACCTTAGCTGATAAAATAGTTATTATGAACAATAATGGTTTTGCTAACAATGTATATAGAGCAAACAGAACTTTAGATGATAATGAATTTTTCTATCAAATTGCAAATGATTTAGCAACAGGTAATCATAGGTTTAAAAGCAATAGAGCTTTAAAAAAAGGAATTGATGAAGAATTTGATGAAAATGATATAGATTTAGAAAGCTTCAAAGGTATCTTAATTAGATTAAATGAAAAAACAAATATTGTAATTAGAATAAATGATACAAATAAAAAAGCTGGTATAGATGCATTAGATGAAATAGCTGATAGATATGTAAAATGGAGAAAAAAGAATCTGGGTAAGAATGCTTTAGATGGATTACAAGAAAACTTTTATATAAGAAAACACGAAGATACTGGAAAGTATATTTTTGACATTGACGCAGTACCTAAAAATCCTGATGGTAGTATAAGTGGTAAAAAAATAACTCAATTAATACAACCTATGATGATGGATTTAACATATGGTAAAAAAGCTATGGAATTTGGTTTAGGTGAAAAAACATGGTTAGCTTTAAGAAATGCAACAGATGAAGAACAATTTAAATCACTAAAAAGATTTAAACTACATGACAACAAATCAGCTAAAAATATTGATAGTGACCAATTGAGACAAATAGGCGAATTTATAAAAGACACAAAAGACCCTACATTAAACAAAGTTGCAACAACAATAAATAAAGTTGTAAATGGTGATTATAAATTTGTAATAGTTGAAGATGAATTACCTGATGGAACTATTAATGATATGTTTAGTCAACGAAAAAGAGATATAAAACAATACAAAGATGAATTTAATATAGATATAGAAAAAGAATTAAGTGATACAGAGTATAATGCATTAAGTGCAAGAGACCAAAGAATATATGATGCAGGAAGAGAAAGACTTAGACAAGAAGATGTAAGTATATTAGACGCAGCATCTATGAAACCCACTGATTTATATGATTTAGAAGCTATGTTATTAGGTACTCCATTAAATCAAACTAGCGAATTGTCTGGTGTAAAATACATTGGACATAAAGATGTTGGAGATGAAATAGCGTTAATGAAAACAGCTGGATTACACATACCAAACCAAGGTGCAAAAAACTTTCCACAAGAAATGATGACGGCTGCAAACCAACAAAATATAATTTTTATAGCTAGAAGTGGTGTAAAAGATTTAGTTAAAGGTATAAATTCAGATTTAACTTCAAGAATATTTAGTCCTAATACCGCAAAAGATTTTAACAGAACATTCGATGACACAAATTCATTTCAATTTAATATGAATGATATATCTTTATTGTCTAGTAAAGGTAAAAAATCTGGTGCGTTGCCTCCTAATTTAACAGGATTTTTAACATTTGCTGAAAATGGTGATGAGGCATTAAATGCATTTGTTTCTTATAACTATACACAAAATATTAGACCATATAATACTAAAGCTAAAAATATGAATAATTCAGATAGAACTGGAGCAATAGAAGACTTTTTATATCTTACTGAACAAAATAGTAATAAACTAAATGCTGATACAAATTTAAGAGACTCTCAACCTGGAGTATTACAATCACTTGCAAAAGAAGGGGTAGACCCTTATTTGTTTTATGATAAATACTTTGATATGTTTGCAGATGAATATGTTTTAAATGCAAAGGTTAAGCACGGTAACAATGCAGTTATACAACCAGATATTACTGGTTCATTAAAATCAATGATAGCAGATGAAACAGGTGTTATACGTTATGGTGAAACTACTGAGTCTTATTATGCTGGTCAAACTGAAATAGACGTTGATAATTTTGCTATAATTTTAAAAGATAAAAATGACGTAGATAGACTTGTACACATTACTGAATTAAAAGATGTAATGAGAGACCAAGAACTAAGAAAAGGACTTACTCCTTCTTCTGTAAAAAAATTAGACGATTTAGTTAGAAACAAACCAAAAAAAGGTAGTACATTAAAAGACTTGGTAGATTATTTTGAAGTTGTAGATGATGTACAGGTAGCATCTTTAACTTATAGAAATCCAATTACAAGACTAGGTAGTGTTATTATAGAAGGAATTAAAGATATAGGAAGTATATCAGAAAAAAATAAAAAAGTTGTAGCAAGTGGAGATGTTATTCATATGTTAAAAGGTGATTACGACATAGATGATACTATAAGTATGTACTCACAACCAGCAGATGTTTGGAAAGGTTTTAATAATTTGTTAGGTAAAAAAATGTATACACAAGATACACTAGGTTCTCCTGATAATTATAAAGGTTTTTCACTTACTGATTCAGATAAGTTTGCAGAATTACAAAACTCTAAATTAAATGAAGCTGTAATTAAAGGAACTGGTATGAACTTTCCTGAAATATTAAGATTTTTAACAGCTACACAAAGTAGAACTCCTGGCGTAGGAGGAAAACCTTTTCCAACAAATGGTCTTGTTATGCAAATAGGAAAAAATACTTATATAAGAGTAAAAGAAAATATTGACCCTATTATAGGAGCAAAAGTAGACGAGTACAATCAAAAAGCATTAGATATATCTACTGGTGGTTATAATATAGAAAAACTTGGAAGCAAAACTACTATTATGAATGATTTGTTTTTTAGTAAAGATGGTATATTTGAAAGAGTAGATGGAGAAGGACTAAAGTTAGCAGATGAATTTCAACCCCATGAAATGTTTGCTGTAAGAGAATATGTAAATATATTTAGTACATACTTAAGAGATAGTGGTGGTGAATTTAGTACAGGTAGAAAAAGAAGTGCTAGTCCAAGTAGAAGAGTAAAGGTTATTGATAATTACGATAAAGATTTAGCATTAGCTAAACAATCTATTGAAGCAAAAATGAAAAAATTAATCTTAAGTCAATCTGCAGGACAAGGACAAAAAGCTTGGGATGATTTGTATAAAGATTTATATGAATTAGATTTTGGAGGACATAATATTAATAGTAGTTTTACTATGAGATTAGCTGGACAAGTAAGTTCTAAAGCATATGAAAACGCTTTAAATTTAAAAAATGTATCTCCTAGAGACTATCAAAATGTATTGTTACGCTCTTTATATGAACAAAACACTACAGCTAATAAATTACAAATTAAAGATAGATTAGACTATCAAGGACCTGAGTTTGAAACATTAGCTTTTCAATTTATGGATGATGCTAGTGAGGCAACAGAAAATATTATTAAAGGCGTAAAAAATTATCACGATGCATCTATAAAATTACAAGCAATTGAAGAACAATATTTTTCTGATTTAGATAAATTAAAAGAATTACAAGCTGGTAAAAAATTAGAATATGGGGAAGATGATTTTAGTGGAGATGCTTTAATTAAATATTATTCATCTAGAACTAAAGGTTTTGATAAAAAATATTCTGAACTAAAACAAGAAATAAACAACAAACTATTTAAAGACCTTGATGAAAATATTAAAAAAGAATTAGTTGCTAGAATAAAAAAAATATATGATAAACATGGAAAATTATCTGACAAAAAACTAGGAGAGCTAGTTAATGAAAAAATGAAAGATTTTATTACAGAGCCAAGAAAGTATGAAGAAACCTTATCAGAATTTGTAGGTAGAAGTACAGCTGGAGTATTAAATCAAAGAATAGCAAGTTCTGGTTTACAAATTACAGAAGCACAAAGTAAATTAATAGATAACTTTGTTAGTCAATATAAAAAAGAATTTTATGAAACTACTAATGGAACAAGCAAATTATATGGATTCCAAGACTACGATAGTTTACAATATGATTTTGATAGACAACTATATCTTATTATTCAAGAAAATGGTTTAGCTGATAAAATAGATATAGTACTAAGTAGAATTATGTCTCCTGATATAGATATAAAATCAGGTAAATTTGTAGAATTTAATGGTAAATATTTATTTGTATCAGATGATAAATCTTTGTCTAAACGTATTAACTTAGCAATACGATTTAATAATAGTCATAGAGTAGATATATTTAATCAAAAAACAGAAGCTTTACAATTCAATAAAGATTTAGCTAAAACAAGTAGAGATGTCGTTGATGTTCTTAATGGTAAAAAACCAAACCTAGAATCTGTAGTATCAGATAAAGTATTTATAAGAAATCAAGAAGCGTTTCGTGCTTTTACAGAATATGGAAACACACATAATGATAGTGTATTAAGAATGACTAATATACTGCAAGATGAAATAAACCAAAGCGGTATGAGTAGATTAAGTTATTACGAACAATTTTATATTGGTATAGGTACAGGTTTATATAGAAGTGTAGCACGTAAAGGTGGTCTAGTTGGAGATAGTTTGATTGCTCATGAATTTGCTGGTAGAGGAGATTATAGAGTAAATGGAATTGCAGCAATATATGAAGCAATAGATAAAGGAGTTTATGTGTTTGAAGATGTAAATAGCGGCTTGATACCTAGCGATAAACCATTTGTTAATAGAACAAAAAGTAATTTTATGGAATGGAATGAAGCTAGATATGAAAGAATTGGTAAAAAATGTGTAAAGGCAAGAGGTAAATAGATGTCAATAGTAGATAAAGTATGCGCACCTTTTAGTAGAGACGTTAGATTAAATCGTGATTTAGCAAGAAGAATTGCTTCAGATAGAAAACTAGCTAAAGAATTTTATTCTAATCCTTTGGTTAGACAATATAGCGATTCTCAAATAAGTAATATGTATTCTGAATTACAATTTGAAGCTACACGTGGTAAAGGCTTTGGTGAATATGAAGTTCCAACTATTGAAGAATTAAAAGTACAAAAAAGATTACAAAAAGAATTTATAAAAAACTTAGAATCTATTCCAGGAACTAATTTAGGTTTAACTAGAACTACTGATTTTTATTTAAAATCTGAAATATTTAAAACTAATCCTACAATGAAAAAAGCTTTTCAAGAGATTTTAGATTCTAATACAAGAGCTAATGGTAGACAAGTAGTAGGGGATAGAACTATACAATCTATAATTGGTAAAATGAAAATTGCTAGTAATGAATTTACTATAGGAAATGTTGGTAAAGTTATTGATGCTAAACTAGGTTTTACTTTAAGAAATAAACTTGTTACTATGCAAAATAGATGGAGAAGAATTGCAGAAGGTAAAGAAGAATTTGATGGAGCTACAGGTCCAGCAGCTGCTCAAGAATATTATATTCGTGGTAACGAAAAAGGTAAACCAGATAAATTAGCTAATACTGGAGATGGTGGAAAAGCTTATGTTAATTCTTTAGATTATTTAACAAAGGAAGGTGAGTTAAAAGTATTTGCAGATTTTAGTAAACTAACGCTAATGGGAGGTAAAAAATTTGATGATTTAAAAAAATTAGCAAAAAATGATGCCAAAAAATTTGAAAGAATACATGGAATACATCCTTCTACATTAGATGCAGCTGAAGAATTTAGAGCATTAATGGTTAAAAGAGATGGACATGTAATTGAAGGTGTTGACAAATTATCTAGTTTATTAAAAAATACTAAAGATAGTAATATTAAAAGTCATCATAGATATGAAGAAGTATTAGGTGTTTTAGAAAGATTAAATAAAGATTTTGCTGGTAGAATAAAAAGAAAAGATAGTGGTATTTTACCTTTACTAACATTAGAAGTATTACCACAAATAGAAGGTAATTTTTACAAAATGTTTTCTGGTAAAGGAGCTGAAATAGATGAAGCCATGGATGGTTTTTTAGCTTTAGATAAAATCATGCAAAATAATTTATATACAGCTAGTAAAATTAATACTGATATTGGAACTGCAAAACAAGATTTTAATATATTTCCAGTATTAGAATCTTATAATAAAAATACTGTAAAGTTTTTACACACTATTGATAACGCAAATGCATATATGGTTGCGTTAAGTGAGGTAGCTGCGCTTAAAGCAAGAAGACCTTTTAACCCAGACCAGCCATTACAATATGAAAAATTTGACAAATCAGTAGATATGTTAACAAAGTATATGCATAGATTGTTTGAAACACAATCAAGTGGAGATTATAATACTCTTAGTGACAAGTTGGTTCGTATAGCTACTAACTATCAATTTGCAACTAAACTAGGTTGGAACCTTAAAACAGCTATTAAAAATGCATCACAATGGACATTTAATTATGTTTATTTTGGAGCATTAGGTATGGCTCAATTGAGAAATATAAAAAACACTAGAGAAAATTTAGGAAAAAGAATCATTGCTGGTAGAAAAAGAAGTGGTGTATTTAATGTAAACATTCAAGAAACTTATGCAGATATGCATATGCCAATAGTAAAAGGAGAAGATGGTTTTTATAGAAATGCTACTCACGATGGTATAATAGATAGTATAGATAGTGGTATGAGTAGAATAGCTAGAGGTTCTGGTGAACTTATGCAAACAGTAGAAAATCAAATTAATAGAAACACTACTTATGATTTTGCTTATACTCAAGAATGGATAAGACAAGAAAACGATGTTACTTTATCTGTATTAAGAGAAAGATTTAAAAGACAATTAAAAAATAAAGATGGTAGTAGTTTTAGTAAAAAACAAATATCTGATATGCAAACGAAAACTGTACAAGATGAATTGTTAGGTAGAGAGCGTACTGAGTTTGAACTAGAATTTGATAAATATAGACAAAGATTAGCACAAAGACATGCTGATAACATTGTAACATTTTTACATTATGACTATAGTCAAACACAAAAATCTTTTGCACAAACAAGTAAAGTTGGTTCATTGATATTACAGTTTAAACATTATGTGTTTAGTAATTTTATTATGCAGAAAAAAATGATAGAACAAGGTCTAGGAGATGTAGCTTCTGGTCAATTACGTTCTGATGCTGTTGGAAGAATGACAAGACTTGGTGGTTTATACTTAATGATAGAAACCTTTGGAGATTTATTAAATGGAAATGCTGGTAATATTGTTGAAAACGCAGCATATGAAGAACTAGAAAAACTTGCTAGTTTAGCTAATCCAGAAGAATTTGCTGAAGAAAATAGAGAAGAACTTATGCAAAAATATTTTGGTAGAGGTCCAGTTGCTGGTAATCTAGGACCTACTGTTGATACTTTATTAGATTTTATGTCTATTACTGGTATAGATAGAGTAATTCAAAATAATGATACAGCAAACTTTTTGTTAGGTTTAAGTTATGCAGCAGAAAAAGACCAAGATTTAACTATGCTACAAAAAATACAATTTGCTACACCTCTTCCATTTATTGGAGGTGAACAAGGTAGAAGACTTTTTACAAAGACTGGTCCTCAATTTACTTCTTCAAAAACCTTTGATGGTAAGATGGCGGCAATAAGTAGAAATACATTTAGTATGTATCCTAAGAAAGAAAAAGACAGATTTACTTTAGACTTAGGACTTTTTGAAGTTGAGTATCCTGATTTTATTAAAAGAATGATAAAAACCGCTGAAGGTACTATGCCTAAATTGAAACAGACTGAAAGACAATATCTAGATTATAGCAGTGATGTTCTTAAAGTATTAGATAAGATGGAAGATTAAGCTATAGATGTTTGGTCATCTTTAATAGAATAATTTGCAAACTCTTTTATTAACTCTTTTTTTGTAGGATAACCTTTATTTTCTAATTCTTTCTCAAAGTTTTTTAGCTTAGTAACTATAGATTTATCTTTTAATTTATTTTTATCTGATTCTATGTCTAAATACAACATAAGTAAATCCAATCTAGCTTGTTTACTAGAAGAATATATTTCTTTATAATTCATTTTATCTCCTTTATAGCGTACATTCCAATACATATAGCATCTGCGTTCTTAAGAGTAACTTTGTGTTTGCTACCTGCAAAAGCTTTTGCTCTACGTTTAAAGTACTGTTTACGTTTTTGATAATCTTTTGGTATTCTATTACCTATAACATCTTGCCATTTTTTAGGAAGAACCTTAACAATAGGTAGGTCTAACGCATTACAAATACCTAACCAGATGCCGTAATTCTTCCCAAATGTAAATGCCCCTCTCTCATATGGTCTTGACCAAACTCGTTCAATATATACGATTGTGTTAGAATTAGTATTATATTGTTTGATTAATTTAACCATGTCTATAGGTTCCCTAGAGGAAGGGCAATTACTAGTTGAATGGAGGTTGTCTTGAGCAAAGAAAGCAACTGCACCATTCCATCCAGGGTCTATAGCTATTATATTCATTAGGTATAACTGCTCATTACCCTTATAGCTTCTGTTCTATCAAAGTAAACGCTACACTTGTCGCCATTAAACCCTAGGTCATAACTACCTAGTTGTCCATATCTTGCTTTTTGACATATGATTTCCATTTGGTATCTATCATTTTCCTTGTCATCAACCGCATAAGGATAATATACAAAGAACGCCGCTTCCGCAGTTTGTTCTATAACACCACTTTCTGCAAAGTCTGATAACTTCGGTCTTGGGTCTATCCTACGCTCTATTTCTCTATTTAATTGTGATACTAGTATAGCACTACAATTTACTTTTTTACAAATCCATTTATAATCTAACATTATATCTTCAATTTCAAAACGTCTATCTTTATTATTCTTGTTGTCTGTACGAATAAGTTGGATATAGTCATCAAGTACAACGTCTGGTTTTTCCTTAGCTATCTCTTTCATAGCATCTGCAAGTGTTTTACAATCATCATGCATAATCAGATTCTTATACTTTTCTCCTAGTTCTGCTTTGTTTAAAGATATTTCAGCAATTTCATTATCAATGTTTTTAGCTTTTCTTATTTTTTCATAACTAAACTTTTGATTTTCCATTACTAATATTTTCTTCATCATTTCAACGTTAGTCATCTCACGATTAAATAACATAACTTTAAAGCCTTGTTCAAGTAATCGCTTTACAACATTTATAACCATAGTAGTTTTACCATGTCCTGGTCTACCACCAAGTACAGTAATCTCACTACGAGTCATACCACCTGCTGCTTTATCAAGCTGTTCAATACCAAAAGGAATTAAATTACTACCTGTTTTAAGTGTTGATATAGTATCGTTAATTATATCTTTAGTATCTACTTTCTTGCTAGGTGCAACAGATTTTAGTTCTTCTATTTCTTTCTCATGTTCGTGTAGTAATTCAATAACATCTTCTTTACTATTCAAACTTAAGTTGTATAAAACTTGCGAACCTCTAATTACTCTACGTTGTATATATTTATACCATACAATTTTAGAGTAATGTTCAACGTTTGCAGTTGTAGGAACGCCATCGGCTAATCCTGTTAGATAGTATGTAGTTAAGTTTTTATCTATTTTACTATCTTTCATAGCATTGTATACAGTAACTGTATCAATAGCTACATTATTTCTATATAGTTCTATAAAAGTATTCCAAACGTTTTGGTGTTTCTCAGAATAAAATGCTTTCGCATTTCTGATAATACCTTTAGACTTTTCAAACACTTCATTACCTTCAAGTAATATAGAACCTAATACCGCAATTTCAGCTTCTTCAGCTTTCGGCATTTCTAATATATCATTTACATCTTTCAGTTTATCCATTTTCATTAGTCCTCCATTTCAAATAAACTAAGTTGTTTTTCTTTTGGTATATAGTTTGTTATAACTAATTCAATCTTTTTTTTATCGCTATGTAGTTGTCCAGCGTACTTTATAGGTATCTCCTGTATGTTATAGTACCTATACATATCCCAGATAATTGGTCTGTTATCATAACTAACCATAAACTTTCCACCTGTTTTATCAATATCATCACACATAGTTTTTAAATCACTATGGTCTTCATCTTTAAATGAATGAATATAGTAATCGCTTCTATCAGTAGCTGCTACATATGGTGGGTCAAGATACCACATATCGTTTTCATCTGGTTTGTATTTGTCAAATAGCTTTCTAAAATCCATACACTCTATGTAAGTGTCTTGTAATTTTAATCTACTAGCTTCTAAGTCATCAAGTATACCATCGTTCCATTTAGCGTCTTTACTTAATGGTAGAAAAGGGTTTTTATTAAACGCCGTTTTCAATACGAAAAAGTACATTGCCGCTCTTTTTACATCAGGTATATCAAAAGATTTATTTTCGTGTATATGTTTTCTATAGTTTTCGTGAAGAGTTCTTGATAACAATATATGTTTTGCATATCGTTTAAACTCATTGAAATCCTCCGCAACTGAAATATACAAATTTATTACATCATTATGCAAGTCATTTAATACATTTATTTTAGCTTTGTCTTTTCTAAAAAACATACTTCCCCCGCCAAAGAATACTTCTACATATCTTTTATGTCTATGAAGCATTGGTACCAACTTTCTAGATAGTATATACTTACCACCATAATAAGGAAATACCGTAGGACAATTATCCTTCATCTTTAACTTCTTTTAGTTCAGTATGACCAGATTCTTCCCAACTTTTGTTATTTAAACCATGCATTGTTAGCCACATTTCTTTATATGATGAATTGCTTTCTACACCTACTGGTAAACAAGAAGCACATAATCCATCTTTCTTAAACTCTTCTCTACGTTCATCGCTCATACCAACATGTAAAGAACCAGGACCATTACCTTCATCATCCATTCCTACAAAGAATACATCGCCCTTATCTGTACTAAATACTAAACCAGTACCTTCATCTGGATAATCTTCATCCCATTCTTGCCACCATACGTTTACAATGGTTCTATCCATAAGCAATTTCTGTGCTGAATTATACCACATTTTAGTTCTATTGTATTTTTCTTTTAATGTTTCGCTCATTCAAATGCCTCCCTAGCTTGTTCATATACATCACTTGTCATATTGTCCATAGCATAATCTGCTTGTTTGTCAGCCCATCCATCTAGTTCTGCTTGTGTAGAGCTTTCTAACAATATCATTTCTTCTTCAAACTTTTCACGCATAGCATCTATATCGTAATGCGTTACTCCACTTTCTTCATCTGTACTACTATATACAGGTATACTTATAAATTTCATCATGTTATTTTCTCTTTCTTCTTATTGAGCTTATATTGTTGTAATACATATACTCAAATCCAAGCTCGTTTAATTTATCTATTAGCTTTGCTATTTTTTCTTGTAAATCAAATGCTTTTTCAGCGTCACTCATCTTTATGCTCCTTCAATTTATCATCAACTTTTTTCATTTTTTGGTGAAGTTTTTGATATTTATTACTATGGAAGATTATATTATTTCTGTTCAAGTGTCCTTCGTGTTTAACACTCCACGTAGTATCTTGTTTAGTATCTTCTATTTCCTCTTCTGTAGGTATATGAGGCATAGGATACCTATCTACTCCGTCTTCAAAGTCTTCTGCTTCTCTTAACTTGTAGTTATCCATACGTTCTATTTCTAGTTTCTTGAAATATCCCATTACATTCTACTCCCATCTAAAATTTGATGATACTTTTCTTTATTGCCTCCACATTCTTCAGCAATCTTTTCTTTAAATTCAAAATATGATAATGGTGATGCTTCGTCATTGCAAATATTACACCAATATGTAGTATCGTCAACGCTTTCCATAACTTCAAGCGTGTTCATATTAACCCACGCTTTTTCATCTACTTCTTCTGTACCGCAATAATCGCATACCCACATATCATCCATATCGTTTTTTTCAAAATGTTCTGATTTATTCATTTATTTCTCCATCTAAAACTCTATATTTATTAATCCATTGTTCGTTGTATTTTTCTACAACTGAAACTCCACAAAATATCCACCAAGCTCTACCGAATTTTTTATAGAATTTTTCACGTTCTGCAATATGTTCTTTGCTCCAAACGTCAACTGACTTAAAATTTTTAAGTCTTTCTTGAAAATTTTCTTTAATTATAAAGTCATCAGAAGATTGTTTTCTATCTTCCCATGCTTGTTCTCTTTTACTTAATTTCATATTTCCTCCAAATGTTATAGGAGCAGCTAGTTTCGGTTTCCATGGACTTTATGCAAGACTCACCTTCTGTTGCTACTCCTAATGTTATAGAAAGATTCGCTTCAAATATGAGCTCTAACTCTGTCCCCAACCGATTATATTAAAGGTATCGCCCTAGGGTTCGGTCCGTCATTGAGTTTTACAATATGGTATTTCTCCATATCAACTTTCTAATTCTTTAGGCGGCTTATAAACTCTAGAGTCTACTGGCTAATCCATCACCGCCTAATTATATAGTTAAGCGTATACACCAACCATATTTGTACGTATACATTCGCTTAAGCTTCAGGTTTTAACTTAACTATAATTACTAATTTCGTCCACGTGGTCTGCTATGCTTCCCGTGAGACTAAATGTAGTTGTTACTATAGGCAACTACTGGAGCTCTTCCATGTATCATCCTATAGATTATCAGCAAGAGAATAGACTTTGTAGAGAGGGTCGTGCTACACTTCTATACGACTTCGGTTAACGTAGCCAGTCTCTATCAAGTGGTCTATATCTCAGGGACCTTTATTAAGAAGCTATCTTATTCTCAGGAACCTATGCTCTTGCTAATCTTGTTACTGTAGGATATATCTGATTCTCCATTAGATGTACAGACTCTCTATCTCTATGTGCAACGTGTGTTGCAATATAAGTACAAGCATTTAGTAAATCCCAATATGTATTCATATTATTATTTACGCAATATCTTGTAAAGTCTTCCATATATTGTGTTGGAATAATCTTAGATATATCTATCATATGTTTCTTTCTAAGCTTAGTACTTGTCAGTCTAGGAAATTCCTGTTCAAACAACTGAACTAACATAGTTACTGTATCCGTTATTGTCTTATCAATATCTACAATACCAGTATTGTTGTTCTTATGTACTGCTTTTTTCTTAGTTAAAACATTACCAATTGTCAAACCATTCAAACAAACAAGTCTGAATGCACCACCCATTACATTAACTGATGTTGTACCATCATAACTATTTGCAACGATTAATTGTGGATTTATTAAATCACCTTTGTCAACTTTGACTTCAGTATTAGGGAAATTCCATTTCCAGATAGCACGTTGTCCACCAGAAAATGTTCTTGCTTCAGCTAGTTCAACTCCATTTCCTTTTAATACTTTTTGTACTTTATCAACAACAGTTCTGTTGTCAACTACTTTATATTCATCAGTCATACAAGATAGTACATCTCCTGTATCTTCTCTTACGATGAACTTATACCCTGTTTCAGTCATCAGAGTTCTTTTTTTACCTTCAGCTTTCATAAAGGTTGCTGGAACTTCTTTAACTGGAAAGAGTGTTTCCTCCATTGCTACTATAGACATCTTTATATTCTCCTCGCTCAACTTTTGTCTTCTTTGGTGTTCTACCAAACTTTTTTATTTCATTTTCTAATAGTTTAGATTTATTTTCATGTTCAGATATTATCATCTGTTGAAGATATGCAAACCCTTTACCGCTATATGCATGTTCATCCATTTCATACTTACCAAGTACTCTTTCTACAGTATCGTTAGGTATTTTGGATATTGCTTGCAGAAAGTAAAAGGTTTTTTGATTACTACTATCAGAAACTATTTGTGTACGAATTATTTTTATTATTCGTTTTAATCTCTTTTGACACAACGTTTCGCCTCTTGCTTCTAAGAGAGAAATGATACGCCTTATTGGATTGTATTTTCTTCCGTTCTCGTGTCCACATGCTTCGCATTTCATAACTCCTCCACTAATGTTTTAGCAGACCAAGTTTGTCTTCCTTTATAATAAGACTCGTTTTCTTGGTGCCATGCATCGTTTGGTATTTCAGTTATTAATACTTCTGCATTGATACCTACGTTAAGTAGTATACCCTGCAAACCATGTAGACTAAACCTAGAACCAGGTTTTAGTTTATTAAGATAAGTTTTCCCCAATAGTAACCTCCCTACTATTTATAAGTTTTTGTTCTCTTCGTTTTAAAGATACCATATCAAGAATATCAACTAAATCGTTTTCTAATCTTTTTAGTGGTTCTTTCATTTCACCATTTAAGGTGCTATTTTTAAGTGTTTCAACCATTAAGTTTACTTCACTATCTGTAAGTTTAATCGTTATTACTGCTTCGTTCATTGCGTTTTTCCTTCGCCCATTCAATTTGCACAATATCGTCTATTAAATCTTTTTCACTAGAACCAATTTCTAAACTATTCTTTATTCGTTGTATGATTCTATTCCAAACAGTATTTACACGCAACAATTCTTGTGCTTGTTTAAGTTTATCCAAGATTCCTCCTTTTATACGAGGGTTCTGAGCAAGCCAATACCTGTATTTACATGACCAGGGATAACCGAATATCCTGGTTAATCTCAATACGCCGAACCCTCATATAATATAATAAATTAGTATTAATTATTCAATACTAAAATGGTAAATCATCAGCATCAAACTCTTCTTTACTGATTCTGGTACCGTTTTCCCAAACTGATATTTCAGTTACTTGCAAAGATTTCTTTGATTCTCCATCTTTGTTAGTAAACTCAGTTTCTTTTAATTTAATTAAACAAGGAAGACCATATACATCTTCATCTTCTACTATGCCTAATTGAACTATACCATCATCGTTTTTAGGAAATGATACTCCCATTTTTTCAAAGAACTCTTTATAACGTTTGTTCTTCCACTCTTCTCCTTCACTAGGATTAGGTGTAAGCCATACGCCTTTATCAGTTCTATATTCTTTACCTGTTACAAATGCACCACTAACGTGTTCACCTGTAGGTACGTGGTTTCCATTATTATCTTTACGTAACTTAGGTAGCTTTAGCTCTTTAGCTTCATCTGCAACTTGAAACGTAACATTAAATACATAACTGCCGTTGTATTCATTCATCTTAAATGAAGATACATGAGCTGGATATGTAGCTTCTGGTACTGGAACGTATCCAGAATTATCGTCATTAACAAAGTTAATATTAGCTTCTTTCATGTTTATTTACTCTCCGTGTTTGTGGTAGTAAACTTTTCTATTACTTGGTTTACTTCCGTTTTTAATTTCTTCATGTCATCTGAGTACTTAGCACCTTTTAATCCTGAAAAGTACAGCATAGGTGATACAAAATTACCATCAGCTGTTTGTATATATCTACGCTTTACACCTCTACCTGCGCTGATAATACCATCATTTTCCATTTTATGATAAGTGCTTTTATCAATAACACCTTTTTCTAACAAGTCTTTTGCTTGTCCTTCGCTTAATTTACCCATCTTGTTTATCCTCCATAGGTTCTTCTATCGCATAAGATAGATAGCTTTGATTAATATTTAAGTTGAGATGACCATTACGTCTACCTCCATACATTACAAATGTTAACATAGGTTTACCGTGATATAATTTAGTACCAGTAAACGTAGCTTCACGAAACTCTTTGCCGTCGTTTACACCTATTGTATATTTTGTGTGCAGTTTGTATATATCATCTCTAAAATCAACTGCTTTGCCTTCTACATTAAGAGACTTCATGTTGCCTCCTTAGTTTAGCCATAGCACCTTTAAAGTTGCCGTCATTTATTTCTTTACTATCAACAGCTTTCTTTATTTGCTCACTAAGTTGTGTGTTGTCAATTTTACCAAGTAAATCAAATAGTTCAGTTACTTGTTTCTCATTTAACTCTTCAGGCTCAGTTGGTAAATCTTCACCAGCGTAAATATATAAACCTAGTCCGTGTAGTGCTATTGCTTTTGCTAAACAACGTTGTATTGAATTGTTTATTTGAAAAGCGTTAGGTTCATCTACACTTTTATTCATATGGTCTAATACTGGATGTACTTGAGTTCTTCTTACTTCGTCTATACTTACTGTTACTTGTACAAATGCACCAGCTTGAGTACGCATATAAGGTGTTTCTACACCATTGTCAAAATAAGTATGTACTTCCCAAGTTGCATCTGGAAAGTTTTCTAATAGTACTTTCACAGCCCAAGCCCAAGAAAGATATGTAAATTTACCTTTCTTTTCAGTATGTTCACTTACATCTATTTTACTTAACGTTTGAAATGCACTCATTTAAGTCCCCCCAATATTCATATAGTTCATCAAAATTATTCATGATTTGTTTCCACTTATCTTTATCAAGACCAGCACTATCCCTAGCTTGAGGACTAAACATATTATATTGTCCATCTTGTCTTACCTCCAGAAAAGCTATCCATTCATCTTTAGTTACTTTATTTTTTTCTTCCACGATTTATTTCCTCCATTTTTATCTAAACTAATCTGTAAAAGTTTTAATCTTATAGGTATTACTGCAGATATATTACATAAACTACAACATCTACCTGTCATTATTGGTTCAGCGTTGTGTCCGTACGGGTCGTCTAATACACCTTCACACAAACAACAATGCGTTTCTTCTTTGCTCATTGTTTCTCCTAAATATTATACAATCCAGGACAATACTTACCTTGAAACTCACAATACTTACATTCCCAGTTATATACTGGTACATTCTGTTCACCTGGTATTAGTTCTTCAGGTTTACCTGCAATACTATCAGAAGTTTCATTTAAATCTGTCCAATAATCAAACGCTTCTTCAAGATATAATTCACTAATCTTTTCTTCACGCATCATTGAATTGTCTTTATTATACCACATAATAGATAGTCTTAAATCAGTAATATCTTTTTCATTACCTAATCCTATTGCATATGTAGCCAATTGTAGTTCGTAGTTTACACTTGGATTTTTATCTGGATTTCTTCCAAACTTCATACGCCATTTCCAAGCACCTGCGGTTTTAATATCATATACATGTATCATCTCACCTTCTAGGTTTACTACACCGACATCTAAGTGTCCTACAACCATAAGTTCTGGTATTTCTATTCTATGTTCTGTTAATACCTGTACTTCGTCTGGTTTATCTACACGTTCTTCAATGTCAAATTCTTTTAGTGCTTCTTCAAAATCAGCGTGTACTAATGTACCTAATCTTAAAAGTCTAGCACTCTTTTCATCCATAGGGTCAAGCTCTAAGTCTTGTCTTCTATGTAATTGTTTTCTATAACAACTACCTGCGCTACTAGCTGAAAACCATCCTTTATATTTCTCATATTTCTTACGGTTTTCCACACTTTTACGTTGCAAGTATTCGTTGTATATTTTTGGTATGTCTATCATGAATCCTCCTCATAGAATATAATTATTTATCAGGTTATAGTCAATACCTTTTCAGGCTATAGAGGGCTGGCTATTACGGAACCATTTAACTATTCGTTACAAATAGCACCCACCTACGACCTAATTTACCAATCTTCTATACTCGTATAGTAATTGAAGATTATTTTGAGTGTCTTCTAACACGTATCTACCGAAAGACTTATTATTTTTTTGTTCTTTTCTGGTATCAATGTCAAAACCCTCTTCTCTTAATCTAAATATGATTGCACTTAATCTAGTGGCACTATACTTTTTAAATGCCTCCATAGATGTAATGTTGCCATGTCGTTTTAGATGTCCGAGAATACGCAATGTTTGAGTTTTATCTCTTAACATATTGAAAATCCTCCTGATTGTCTTGCAAAGTTAATGAAGTTAATAACATTGTCTTTGTGAAATGGGTAACTACTAGCCCAATCTCTTTTAGCGTAAACTTCATCATACTTCTTTTTGAATTTATCTGGATATATAGCTGGATAAATATCAGGATTACCTGTTTCTACCTCAACTAATTTTTTCAGTTCTTCTAGTTCAGCTTCAACCTGTTTGTTGTTACGTTTAGCTTGTTCTAAAGTATCCATGTGTTCTTTAATCCACATTTTTGTTTCTTCAGTTTCAATAACATCTTCAAGTCTTGTAGCTATTGCTTCAGCTTTTTTTCTAGATATTACGTGTGCATCATTATAACAACCACCGTTCATATCTTCTTCAGTTAATATGTCTTCACAATGTTCACAAACAAATGACCATAAAGGTCTCCACCACCATACATTATTTCTAAAGTATGCGCCTGGATTTATGTCTTCGTATTTACTCATTAAAGTATAATACTCATCACTTAGTCCTTTTGATTCACGTTCATCGTAAGACATAGCTGAAAGTTCATCCCATCTTTTTTGATGTTTAAACTCATTTTGTATTGGCTTTTCGCCATATAAATCAAATCCCATGTTTAGTTCCTCTTGCTTAGTTTATCTATTAATTTATCAAATCTATCTGCAATACGACCAAGTAATGTTTCACGTCTATACTTTGCGTATGCTGATAATATTGCTTTAGTTCTTCTATTATCCGTATCAAATCTTGAATAATATTCTTGATAAGGTTTAGGTGTGTTTTTCACTTTAACCTCCATAACCATTTACATAACTCCCAACATAATACAGGAAGCACAATGATTAATATCAATTCATGTGTTTGCAAACAAGCTATATACATTATATCAGCGTCTGCATCATACCAATAGTGTTGCATCATTCATACCTCCAAGAATGTTTTTGTTTATTCTTAAGATATTTTATGTTTTCTATACTATCCATACCTGGAATATTACCACGTTCATGTGCTGGACCATTACCTGGTTCAAAATCAAAACCAATATCTATCAATGCATTCATTCTATCTGGTAATAATGTACCTCTTCTGTAAGCATTTCTTTGTACCATGCACCAAACTGATAATCTATGTAGTTTATCATCTACTGGTGAAATCCATTTTCCTCTATGTATTCTTTCTGGAAAACGTTCTGGTCTTAATTGAGTAGGTGTTTCATTATACTTTAACATATACTCAGATAAGTTTGTTAACATATTAAACCAAACATTACTTTGTGTAGACCATGTGAATCCAGGAATAGTACATAATAATTCATATTGCCATTCCGCTAATAGTCTTTTAGAAGCTCTATTCTTCTTACCAACAGCCCACTGATATAGTTTTGTTTCAGACTTTGGTCTAATATGGTTAGGACTACTCTGCATAGGTAATCTTTTATTTACCTCTACAAACTTTTTATAAGCTTTAAACACTTTCATAAACTTTTTATATACTTTTGATTGTTTATCAACTGGTTTAGCTTTATAAACATATTTTTCTACTTTCATGTTCACCTTCTTTCTTTAAAAGGTATATTGCGCTGTATCTATTACAACGCTCAACCTACATTAGTATTTTTTGGTTAGAATGCGGCTCATCACCTCACTTCCATTATCCAGATATAATAACTGTTGCCGTTTCTATCCGTCTGCTTTTTTGCCATTGCTCAGTTAAATACGAATAACACTACAATCACTAACAAATGTTGTAGATATTAACGTATAAAATATACTTTGGGAAATCAACACATTAATATATCATCAAATAATTCTTTGAGTAAGTATTGCAAAGGTTGAGATTACACCTTTACCAACATCTCCTTGAGACCCGTACGGATTTCTACCCTTAAGTCTTTTATCCAGTTATAGTTGCCTACATACTGCGATGTCATGTTCAATTAGTATAGCTAATCACTCTTATCGTTTTAATCTGTTAACCGACTACTAAGCTCAATCCGAAGCTACCGCTCCAACTAATGGTTAATTAGACCAACTTGGCTGTTTGTCAATTTTCTAGCGCTTTGGGAGCAACTAGAAGCTATCGTATTTCAGACAACAACAAGAACACTTTTGATTTAAAACGTTTTGTGACTTTTCCTTTTGTTATATATGCTAGTATATTATCTTTGAAGCTAATACGCTTGTATATTATAGCAAAGTAAGGGTCATGTGAAAGTACCGCACAAAATTGTATACCTCACTTCCTTTTGAGAAGCGAATAGTATAAGTACTTCCTACCGTCTCTAGTCGTTATCTAGAGTTTTAAGTAGTCTTAGCTACGATGATTGTGTATTTCTACGACATTCACCTATGCTGACTGATAACAAGTACCGCAACGACACTTAACTCATTATCTTTTGGATTTTCTTATTGTTGTTTCCAACTCAACTAACACCCCTATCGTGCTAGTCAATTACATCTAGATAAACCCTGGCTTTCACCGAGGAGAGAATCTGTACGCCATAATTGATATTCCAATTTTATACACAAACACTATCCGAAGATAATGTCGCCATTTCTGACTTTATACTCATTTCTGAGTTTTATGTAACGAGCATATACACCCGATTCTTTTATGGTAGAATGGACCAAATCTTTTAATATAAGGAAGTAGGAGAAGTGAACTAACGGTATAAATAATGATTGCATAGTCGCTCTACCTACTCCCTCATAATCTAGTTCTTGATAGTAAAATGCTCACGAAGGACTCTATCAATTTCCTCCATAGTCATGTCCGCATTAGCGTTACCATTCGCCACTAATAAAGATAAGATAGTAAATACTTTATTATTGTTAAGATAACCACTAGTTAATACATTACCAATTTCTTTTATTAGTTTTCTAGTCATAGTTCACTCCGTTTCATAGTTTAAGATTTAGGTATAAGGGACACATTATTGCATCCCTTTAAAGAACTTACATATGTACATAACTAAGTCTATCATGTCATAAATTTTTACTGCTTTACCAGTATCATTTATAAGTAGATAACGACCTTTGTCATCACTATGTAACTCTCCAACGATATGAATATATCGCATATAGCATCACCTCCTTTACGCATTTATAAAGGCAATACTACTCTTTTTCTGTTTATCCCCATGTTATCAACATAATGTGTATATAATGGGGTAAGTCTTTGTATGTATATCTAACGTCTTGTTCGCATCAATAAGTATACATAAAACATAAAAAAAAGTATAAAAAGGGTAGCTGTTACACTACCCTAGTTATATTACTCAGGATCGTTTCCCTTTTCAGCTGCACCTGCTTCATAGTTATCAGCGGCACTAAGCTCATTAGGGTTCATGTCTTCACCTTTAAGAATAGATAAATGCTTTTGTCTTAGCAATTTATTTTCTTCTAAGGCTGCGCCACGCTCACGTTGCAACTGTGCAGTAGTTTTAGGTACATAGTTCTTGATGCCTCTTCTACCAGTATACTCATTGTACTCTGGTATCTCAAGACATTTTAGAGCCATAGCACCCACTACGTCAGCTGTTGCTTTACGAAGTTTTGCTTCTTCTTTCGTGATGAACTCCTGCTCATTAACTTTCTCAGACATAGTCGTCTCCTTTAATCTATATTAATATTAATCTAATTCTAACGTAATCGTTATATATCATAACCCCACTGCACGGGGGTGTGTGTGTATATATAGGTCCATTTCAAAATGCTATAATTTTTCTTGGAAATAACATGGGTTATACATAAGTTATATTATGACATATACAACTAAAGACTTAGAAAAGACTGGTTTAACTGGCGTAGCTAGACGAGAAGCTCAGTTAGCTGAAGAAAGAGAACAAGAGATGCTTGAAGAAGCTGTCTTAGATATTTTAGCTGAAAAAGAGAAAGCTGCGAAAGAGTTAAAGAAAAAGAAAGAACCAAAGAAAAAGAAATAGAACTAGTTATATACTAAGTTATCTGCTTAGTAGCTACTAGGGTATCTAAAAATAATTCTTTTTGATTGGTTTGTCAAGGAAAAACAATGGGCATAGCAATAAAATGGCTAGGCAAGTTGCCGTATAAAGAGCAAGTTAAAATACTTGAGCATATACAAAAACTAGTTAAGCTGGAAAAAATATTATCATCAGAAATAGAAGAGGAAGAATACGTGCTAAGTGAAATTGACGACATGGATGCCGCCGAGGGAACTAGTAGTGTACCTATAGAAATCAATGGAAAAAAATATTTTATACATAAACAAGTCTTACATCTCATTGAATCATTACATAAACAACTAGAAAAAAAGAATGCCTCAAAGTAAAGTAATCAAAGGTGTTCGTCATTATATATACGATACTAGAGAAGAATTTAGAGAAAAATATCCAGTGACCCCTCTTGTTAAAGATTGGAGAAAAGGGCGAGAGGGCGATTGGGTACTTAGCGATGATGGGCGCATAATACAATTATTAAAAGTTTCTAAAAATCTGCACCATCCGAAGGATAGCAAAAACTATTCTAGTAATAATGGTTATGTCAGAACTATTGTTGGTACATTTATTAGTAGTCCAAAGACACACATGGATACCGATTTTGCCAAACACCCTAACAGATACACATTTTCACAAAAAATTAAGAATACAAACAAAAGAGTTAAACAACGCACGAAGTGTACGAATAAAGAAAAAATTTTTGCGACTAGCGTCGCAGTAGGAAAGGATGCTGTAAGTGCTTATATGAAAGCGTTTACTGAAAAAAATCGTAATACTGCACGTAAAAAAGCAGTAATATTACTAAAACAGGAGCGAGTAATGAGTGAAATAGAAAAAACTTCTAAAGAAGTAGCTAAAGAACTAGGCATTGACCACGCATACATATTAGGTTCGTTAAAACAATTAGCTGATACTAGCGAAGACCAAAATATAGCATTACAATCTATTAAAGAATTAGGTAAAGCTATAGGTACGTTAGGTAATCAAGTTAAAAAAGTAGAAACGGGCGTAGTAGGATTGTTTCAAGGGTTTAGTCCCGATGAAATAGAAAGTGCTCAACGCAAAATATTACCAGAAACAACACAGGAGGACTAATGATTTGTCCACATTGTAGTAGTATGCTCACTAAAAAAGAGGGCAAGAAGCGAAATAAAGATACTGTAAAACAACAATTTAGTTGTAAGTCGTGTGGTAAATGGTTTTCTATACCTATACCTAGCGATGTAAAAGAATATGACAAATTAGAAATAGAACCAGGTAAAGTATTTGCTGTTGATAGCGATGAAAAACTTAGAGTGCACGGATTAACGGATGTACACGTAGGTGCTAACGAATTTGATTTAAAAAAGTTCCAAGAAGCTATAAAAATTATTTACGAAGACCCAAATGCACGATGGTTTGGTAATGGTGATATGATAGAACTTATACCGCCTAATTATAACATTAATCAACGTGGACAATCCATGACACCTGAACAACAATACTTAGCATTTTTAAAATTAGTACAACCAATTGCTGATAAATGTTTGTTTATACGTGGTGGTAATCATGACTATTTACGAAGTTTTAATATATTAGACTTTGATATTTGCAAAACATTAGCAAGTGAAATGGGTGTTCCTTACTATAGACTACCTGGGTATGCACGTATTAGCGTACAAGGTAAAGACTGGTATATGGTTAGTGGACATGGTAAAAGTGGTGCTAAAAATGGTGATACTGAATTAGATAAAATGGCATCAGTGTATAGTGATGGCGATGTATTTTTCTTAGGACATAATCACCAACTATATTGCAAACCTATAGATTCTTTAACAATTGATGAAGAAGGTCTGGAAACTTTAAAAAGAAAGTGGTATATTAGAGGAGGTTCATTTTTACGCTACGCAGATTATGCAAGATATTCTTTTTATGGAATACAACGAACTGGGTGGATAACAATGGAATTTACTAAAGATAAAATAAACTGTTGGGAGAATTAAAATGCCATATGGAAAAGGTACTTACGGAAGCAAAAGAGGTAGACCCTCTAAGAAAGCAAAAGCTGCAGGTAGAAAAAAAGGAATGAAAAAACGTGCCAGTAAAAAAAAGAAAAAGTAAGAAAAAAGGATTATACGCTAACATACACGCTAAGCGTAGACGTATTAAAGCAGGTTCAGGTGAACGTATGAGAAAACCTGGAAGCAAAGGCGCTCCTACTGCAGCTAATTTTAAAAGAGCCGCTAAAACTGCTAAAAAGCGTAAAAAGAAACGATGAGAGGTTTACGACCACAAGTTAAAAGACACACAAATGGTAAGAAAAAAACCAGGCAAGGTCAAAGCCATAGAACAAAATATGGGACTAAAGGTAGTAAAAACTATTATAAAAAACGTTATAGAGGACAAGGAAAATGAGTAGAAAAAAAGACCCAAGACTCAAAAGAGCTGGTGTATCAGGTTATAATAAACCTAAACGAACTCCTGGTCACAAAACAAAATCACACATTGTTGTAGCAAAAGAAGGTAGTAAAATTAAAACTATAAGATTTGGTCAACAAGGCAAAACTGGTGATAGAACTATGACTAAAAGAGCTAAATCGTTTAAAGCTAGACATAGAAAAAATATTAAAAAAGGTAAGATGTCAGCAGCTTATTGGGCTAATAAAGTTAAATGGTAGGAGATTATGCCGATACAAAGAAAAGGGGTAACTAAAGGCGATATGGTTCGTGCTATAAAAGGCATAGAGCTACACCTTATGCAACTTCAACAACATATTGTAATGATAGATAATATCTTAGATAAATATATCGTTATGAAAAAAGACAAAGACAAATTCGTAGAGTTCATGGAAAATGAACATAAACAAGAACAACGTAAGCAAAGCAGAAAAAGCACTAAAACTAGCAAGTAAAGACTTAATAGCTTTTGGTAAACTTTTTCTTCCCGATGATTTCATGAGGAGTGAAACACCTCCATTTCATTACGAAATGGCTGATGCTATTGATGATAATAGTGTAAAACAATTAGCTGTTATTTTACCTAGAGGACACGGAAAAACTGTGTTAACTAAATGTTCTATTATTAAAGATTTTTGTTTTTGTCCAAAAGATGATATGTTGTTTTACGCTTGGGTATCAGCAACGCAAAAATTAAGTACTGGTAATATGGATTATATTAAGTACCACTTTGAATACAATGAAAAAATAAAATACTACTTTGGTAGTTTGAAGGGAAAAAAATGGACAGAAGAAGATGTGGAGTTAGCCAATGGATGTAAACTTATTAGTAAATCGAATGTTGCGGGTATTAGAGGGGGTGCTAAATTACACAAAAGATACGACCTCATCATTCTTGACGACTTTGAACACGAAGCAAATACTATCACAGCTGAAGCACGGGCTAAAAATAGCAATCTCGTTACTGCTGTTGTTTATCCTGCTATTGAGCCTCATACTGGTCGTCTTCGGGTCAATGGTACTCCTGTGCACTATGATAGCTTTATCAATAACCTCATCATTAATTATGAGCGTAGTAAAAAAAGCAAAGATGATTTTGCGTGGAGAGTAATTACTTACAAAGCAATTCAACCAGACGGAACATCATTATGGGATAGTTGGTTTCCTTTATCTAAGTTAGAAGAAAAGAAAAAGTTTTACCAAGATAGTGGAACGCCTAGTAAGTTTTTTCAAGAATATATGATGGAAGTACAATCTGAAGAAGATTCAGTTTGGGGTAGAAAACACGTTAAATATTGGGAAGGATATTACGAGTTTGATGATGGAGAAAAACAAGGATATATAAATGTAGATGGTGTTAGAACTCCTGTAAATACATTTATTGGATGCGACCCAGCAACAGACATTAATACAAAAAATGCAGACTTTAGTGTAATTATGGTAATTGCAGTTGATGCAAATAATAATCGTTATGTATTAGAATATGAACGTCATCGTAGTATTCCTACATTGGGAGCAAAAGATGTTGATGGAAACATTATAGACAAAAAAGGTGTAGTAGATTATATTATTGAAGCATACAAAAAATATAATTGTAAACAAGCTACAGTAGAAGATGTTGCTATGAATCGTAGTATTCTGCAAGCATTAAACGATGAAAGAAGAAGAATTAATCGTTACGATATAGCTGTAATACCTGAAAAACCAGGTGGACAACAAAAAAGAAACAGAATTTATTCAGGTTTATCTGGTATTTTTTCTGTAGGTTCCTTATATTTAAGAGAAAATATGTTTGATTTGGTTAACGAAATTGTAACTTTTGGACCAAGAATGGCTCATGATGACACAATTGAAGCACTTTATTATGCAAATTTACACGCATATCCGCCAAATCATGCAAGTAATAACGCAGAAAAACCAAAATGGTATAAACCAAAACGTAAAGCAAAAAGCTGGATAATAGCATGATACAAGATAAAAAAAGAAGTTCTGAAGAAACAAAAGTAATACAAGAAAGATTAAAAGATTTAAATTTGTATGAAGGAAAAATAGATGGTGTAGAAGGAGCAGAAACAATAGAAGCTGAAAATACATTATCTAAATTAGAAGACGCTGGAATGTCTTTAGCTGACATAGAGGTTTATGGTTATAGAAAAAAAGTAGGATTACCAGCTGACCTCATGTTAACAGGTGAGTATGAAATGTGGGAAGAATATGGAGATAATTTTAGAGAGCAAATGTCTGATGAAGAATATCAAAGTTTATACAAAGAAGATAGAAAATCTCCTATAGATTCTATGCAAGAAATGAAAGAATCTTTTGGTAATAAAATTAAAGAAATAGATTTGATGGATAAATTATTTAAATATATAAAGGGACAATAATGCCTAAGTTTGGAAAAAAATCACAAGAAAGATTAAATACTTGCGACCCAAGATTAATAGAATTATTTGAAAGAGTAGTTGAAGATTTTGATTGCTCAGTATTGCAAGGACATCGTGGAGAAAAAGAACAAAACGAATTGTTTGAAAAAGGTTTTAGCAAATTAAAATACCCTAAAGGTAGACATAACCAATATCCTTCATTAGCTGTAGATGTAGCACCTTATCCTATAGATTGGAAAGATAGAGAACGCTTTACATATTTTGCTGGATTCGTTATGGGTATTGCGGCTTCAATGGGATTAACTATACGTTGGGGTGGAGATTGGGATAGAGATACTGAGTTAAAAGATAATAATTTTGACGATTTACCACATTTTGAAATAAGGGATTAATATGGCACGTAAAAGCAAAGCAGAAATAAATAGACAACTTTTTAAAAAAGCTAATAATTATCATAGAAAAAAATGGTTTAGCGATTCACAAAAAAGCATGGATTTTTATTTAAATGAACAATTAACTGCTGAAGAAAAAGAAAATTTACAAGAATCAGGGATGCCTGATTTTATTATTAATCGTATTACACCAGCTGTAGATATTATGAAGTTTTTTGTTACAGCTAATAATCCTAGATGGCAAGCAGTTGGAGTAGAAGGTAGCGACATAGATATAGCAAATGTACATAGTGCTGTAGCAGATTATTGTTGGCATTTATCAGACGGAAAAAGTGTTTTTAGTAATGTTATACAAGATTCTTTAGTCAAAGGTTGCGGGTTTTTTAAAATAAATATTGATTCTAATGCTGATAATGGTGCGGGGGAAGTCATGTACGATAGCATAGACCCTTATGATGTTTATGTAGACCCTATGAGTAGAGACTTTTTATTTAGAGATGCGTCTTATATTATGGTACAAAAGAATTTACCTAAAACAGCTTTAATTAAATTATTTCCACAATACAAAAGAAAAATTGTTAGAGCTACTGGTAATGTACAAAGTAAACAATATTCTTTTAGAGATATACATGACTCAGAAACAATACAACCAGGTGATGTAGAATATGAAGCATACACACTAGAAGGGGAGCAAGATGAAATTTTAGATTTTTATGAAGTATATTCTAAAGAAAAAGTTCCTTTTGTTAATGTGTTTATAAAACAACCTCCTTCTGATGAAGAAATTATTTCTATTAAACAACAAGCGGAAAAGCAAACTAAAGATTTGCAAAACAATCTTAGCGTACAATTAAAAGAAAAAGAATTAGAATTAGACAAATTAGTTGAAGCAGAAGAAATATTGCCTGAAAGAAAACAATTAGAAATGCAAAAACTAATGCAAGAAATGGAAAATAAAATTTCAGAACAACAAGCTTTAATTGAAGCTGAATTAACACAATTACAAACAAGAGTTGTTCAACAAGTAATGGATAAAAAACTTTTTGATGATAGTTTAAAAAATAAAGAATTTGCTAAATTAGTAGTAGACTCTGTTGAGTTTTTTAAAACACAAATTAAAATGTGTGCATCAGTAGGTGATATGTATTTATATGAAGCAATATTACCTATAGAAGATTATCCTATTGTACCAATACCTTATACACATACTGGTACACCATATCCAGTAGGAGCTGTAACTCCTATGATTGGTAAGCAAAGAGAAATAAATAAAGCACATCAAATTATGTTACACAATGCAAACTTAGCATCTAATCTTAGATGGTTATATACTGAGGGTAGTGTAGATGAAGAAGAATGGGAACAATATTCAAGTAGTCCTGGAGCTATGTTAAAATATAGGCAAGGGTTTCAAATACCTACTCCAGTACAACCAGCTCCTATAAACAATGCATTTTTTAATATTACTCAAACTGGTAAAGCAGACATAGAATATATAAGCGGTATATCTTCTAGTATGCAAGGAATAGGACAACCAAGCACAGAAACTTATCGTGGTTTATTAGCTATGGATGAATATGGTACAAGAAGAATTAGACAATGGATTAATAATTGCGTAGAACCAGCATTAGAGCAAGTTGGTAAAGTTTTTAAAGTAATGGCTCAATTTACATATACTGCGCAAAAAGTATTTAGAATTGTTCAACCAGAAGCTGGAGCTTCACAAGGAGAAGTTCAAGAAGTGTCTATTAACATACCAATTTATAATGATTTTGGTAAAGTAGTTAGTAGATATAATGATTTTCAATCATCTAAATATGATGTAAGAATAGTAGCAGGTTCAACACAACCTATAAATCGTTGGGCATTGTTAGATGAATATTTTAGATGGTATCAATCAGGATTAATAGATGATGTAGCAATGATTGAACAAACAGATATAAGAAACAAAAAACAATTAATGGAACGTAAAAGCATTTATAGTCAACTACAATCACAAGTTGCATCTTTAGAAGATGCTATAAAAAGTAGAGATGGTACAATAGAAACACTTGAAAGACAAATAGTACAAGCTGGTATTAAAGATAAAGTTAATCAAGGTTCTATAGATTCAACTAAAGCAGTAATGCAAACACAACAAGACCAAAAAATACTACAAAGTAAACTTAAAGATTTGTATGAACAGACAAAAGAAGAAATTCAACAAGAAAATGTTGATAATGAAAAAAACGTACAGTAAATTAGAAGGAGAAATACAGTATGGACAATAACAAGGATAACTTACTAGTAGATGACGCACAACGTGCAGAATCTAATAATGTAACCCCTACTGAGAACGATACTGTGGCTGAAGATTTTTTTTCTCAGCTTGATAGACAAGTTATGGGTGAAGTGGTAGAACAGCCAGATGTAGAAGCTCAAGTAGAACAGACAACTCCAAATCAGGACCCTGTTGCAGAGCGAAATACTGAAGTAAATTCAGTAGATTGGGAAAAGCGATATAGTGATTCGTCAAGAGAAGCAAAAAGACTTAACAATCAATTGCAAGACTTAGAACCATATATGCCTTTACTCAATGCAATGAAAGAGGACCCTAATTTAATCACTCATGTGAGAGGTTATTTTGAGGGCGGTGGCTCAGCTCCCAAGAGCGTAAAAGAGCAACTTGGCTTAGACGAAGATTTCGTTTTTGATTATGACGATGCTTTGTCAGACCCTAACTCTCAATCTGCAAAGTTGTTTAATGCAACAGTAGATGGAGTTGTACAAAGAAGGTTAGGTGATTTTGCAAGAAAACAATCTGAGCAATCACGTAGAGCTTCAGAAGAAACGGCTTTTAAAAGTCAATATAATGTTTCAGAAGAAGACTACAAAGATTTAATGGATTATGCAAAGTCTCATAGACTAACATTGGAAGATGTGTATTATTTAAAAAATAGAAACAATAGAGACCAAGAGGTCGCTAATAACACTAGAAACGAAGTAATACAACAAATGAAAAATGTTAGACAAATGCCTACAAGCGTAGCATCAAGCGGGAATGCACAAAGAGAAGAAAAATCAGTAGACGATGCCGTTTTTGATAAGTTGCTATCTGAGGGAACTGGGTTAGACAAATTGATGTAATAATAACTCAACAAACAACGGGAGGCAGATATGCCAACAGATACAAGTTACCCAGCTGCAACGCCATTGGCTTTGTCAGCAAGTACAGACTTAACCCAGGGTTTTGCGGCATCAAATGGTTCTTCACTAGCGACAGGAGATTTACGTAGAAGATACGACTTTTCTGAAAGATTCGGAGAATTGGCAATTGACCAAACTCCATTTTTTAGATTGGTTTCTTCATTGGCTAAAAAACCAACTGATGACCCCCAGTTTAAGTTTACCGAAAAGAGACATTCTTTTCACAAAAGATACGCATACGTAGTTGGATTTGATAATGGCTCAACAGACAAACTTGATGATGCTACATTAAAAAGTAATTCAAATGGTGCGTTATCAGCAGGAGCAACAGTAGAATTAATTATGGCTACTGATTACTTTAGTGCTGGTAATATTCAAAATATTAAAGGTCAATCTAACGGACAAATCAAAGTAGGAGATTCAGGTACAGCACCTGAGTGGATTATGAAAAATCAAATCCTTAAAGTTCCTATGTCTTCAGTAAGTGGTGGTGGAGCAGTTTCAGACTACTTACTTGTTAAGGTTGCTTCTGTTTCAGCTCAAACAGCAATTGACCTTTCAGCTAACGCTATGGGCGGAGACGCTACTGGTGAAATGAAAAAAGTAGTTGGTAAAGTTCTTAGAACTTCAGCAGCTGGCGAATTAGCAAGTTTTTCAGGAAACAAACCAGTTTTAGAAGTATACAACTTAGATGTAGCTGAAGCTTTAGAAGCTAAAAGAACTTATGTTGTAGGTACTTCTTACGGAGAAGGTTCTGGATTAGCTGATGAAAGCTTTAAAGATAACCCATATTCTACTGGATTTGGACAAACACAGATTTTTAGAACTGAGTTTGGTATGACAAATACAGCTAGAGCAACTGCTCTTAAATACGAACCAAATGAGTGGGCTAGAACATGGAAAGAAAAACTAATTGAACACAAGTGGGAAATTGAACACGCTGGTTTATTTAGTACTCAAGCATCACTAGATAGTGTGCAACACACACAAGGTGCTGTTGACTATGTTCTTAACTATGGTAATATATTTGACTTATCATTAGCAACGAAAACAATTGATGATTTCTTGCAAGATATGTCACAATACCAAGACCCAAGATACAACCAAGACCAAGCTACAGTTTACATGTGTAGTACTGCGGTTTACACTTGGTTCCACAAAATTGGTGGATTCTTTAAGAACAACATTGGAATTGGTAACGTTGTAACTCAAAATGCAGCAGCCAGTGAAAATGTAGCAGCACATGGACTATTTAGTGCTGACCTAGCCGTTACAGGTAGAAAGAAAGTAATGGGACTAGATGTAACTGAAATCTCTACTGTTTATGGTAGCATGAACATCGCAAGATGTGTTGCTTTAGATAGTACTGATGTCAAGATTCTAGCGTTAAACATGAACAACGTAGCTTACAGACCACTAGTTGGTAATGGAGTTAATAGAGATACTGCGGTATACGTAGGAGTTCAAAATCTTGAAAACACAGGTGTTGACAAGAGAGTAGACATCATATTAACAGAAGCTGGTTTTGAATTTATGATGCCAGAATCACACGCTATTTGGAAATAATAGCTAAATTGTAGATGGTCCCCTGAGGTTCTTTACCTCCTTTCTCCCTTGGGGGATTCATCTGCGTTAGGATGCAACTATGAAATTGTGGGAAAAAGTTAACAATATTACTGGGAATAGCTCAAAAGCAAGATTTTTGATTGAGTATATTAATGCTGGTTCTAAATTTATTATGTCTTCATTACCTGAAAAATGGTTATGGACTATTGCTACTGAAACTGAAATAAGTGGATGGAATAGTACTGGAGCAAGTTTAGTAGGTTCTGGTTCTGATGTAGCATATGATAAAATACTAGCAGTCTATAGATATGAAGGTAGCAAACGTAGAATAGCTAAAGAAATATCAGACAAATTTATACATTCAACTGATGAAGCTGGTAGTCTTTCATTACCAACAAAAATGTTTCCAGTTTTTTATAAACTAAATGGCAAAATATTTATTAAGCCAGACCCAGATTATAATGCATCTTCTTCACAACAATCTTACACACCAGTAGGGGGTAGCTCTACAAACGTAGCAGCTTCAGGCGGAGATAAAGGAGTAGTAGTTTATTCAGCCCCCCCAATCATTGATGAAAATACCGAAAATTGGGTATTATCAGAATACGAAAATGTTGCATTACATTATGCAGCTTCTTTAGATATGCTAAGATTAGCTAGTGTATCTGATGCTGAAAAAATATTAGAAGGTGGATATGCTAGTGTAGATGCTACAAGTAAAACAAGTTTAAGTGCTATACATTGGTTAGAAGATGAAGACCCTGAAATGGCTAATGCAGTTATTCAAGTATCTCAGGGAGATTTAAGTTTAGCTAATCAAAGATTACAACAAGCGGTTGCATTTTATCAAAGAGCAGTTGCTGAATTACGTTCTATAACTGGAGCATTAGCGGTTCCTGAACAACAACAACAATCACAACGTAAAGAACAAGGAATGACTACATAATGAAAGTTTTAGAAGTAATGGAACGAGCAAATTCACGTGATACTAATTTAGTAATTGCGTATATTAAAGATGCAATATTAGAGATACAATCTAACAATGAGTTAGATACTGCGGTAAATAAACAAAACATTGTTGAAGATACAAGGGATTATTCACTGCCAGCAGGTATGATTGCATTAAAAAGTGTTAGTATATTAGATACTGAAGATGATAATAAATACAAAGCAATTAGAAGATTGCAACATGACCCATTAGTTACTGAGGATACAAACCCATGAGCTACGATACAAATAAAACATACGCATACATATATAGCGGTAAAAAAATTAGATTATATAAGATAGTACGTAGTGCTGGTAGAATTATTGATAATCAAGGTAGAGTAAGTGGTGGATTATTAGACGATATTATATATCCAGATGAAAATATTACAAATGGATTGCGTATT